ATTGAGCTCAAGATGGCGTCCTTTAATTTTCCTTCAAAGCCATCCACCAAGTCTTCATATCCATTGGCCATAGTTGACATTGCGTCACCCCAGGAAGACACCAAGTCAGAGAACTTGTTGCCGGTCAGTTTCTCTGTAAGAGCATCAATCATGTCATCGGCCTTCTCGCCATACTGAATGAGTTTTTCCAGGTAATCTCTGAAATCTGAGTCCATGTTAGCCCAAAGACCAGTGTAATCCTTCTTAATCTTCGACAATGTATCAGCGTTCATGTTGAGCATGTCTTCCATGCCGTTGAACTGGACTCCGTATTTCGAAGAGATTTCTCCGGCAACATCACGCCAGTTCTGACCATTGTACTTATATGAACCCTTCCACATTCTATATTTGATAGAGTGTGAGCCAGCTGACGCACCGGCATTGAGCCTCTTCTGCGCGATAACCTTAGTCTGCTCAATCTCCGCCTTAAGCATTTCCTGGGCTTCCTTGGATGCCTCTGTAGCCTCTGTACCCCAATGGATGTTCATGTACTCAGTCTTCTTGGAGATGAGAGAATCCCAAATTGAGGTCAGGTTGTCGTACTCAGCCTTCGCCTTTTCGTAACTGCTGTAGTCTGCGCCGAATGCCTTGATGAGCGAACCGCCAATACTCAACGCTGCGGAAGCGGCTGCTGCGTATGGACCAGCCCCCTCTAGGAATCCAAGACCCTTCATTTTACTTAGGGTGTCAAAGGCTCCAGCTGTACTTGCTGCCGAAGAGAATGCGCCTGATGCTCCACCAACAATTTGACCAAGGATTGAATCCTCTTCACCCATAGCCTTAAACAGATTGATTACCGGGTCAAGAACCGTATTGAGTGCCTGCATCTTCGTCGCAAGTTCAGAGATTGCTTTAGACGAGTCGGCGTACGCTGACTGCTGATCATTCTTCAGACTCGCCTTTGTTCTTACGCCGCCTGCGATACCAAGTCTAGAAGCATCCTCCTTACTAACGAATATCTTCGCAGTATCGTTCATACCGCCAAGACGCTCATTTATGAACTTCCCGATAGCATTGCCACGCTTAACTCCTCCGAATACACTAGGGAACGGATTTCTGCTAATCTGCTCATTTCTGAGCTTATCTAGGGCATCTCTGAGTTGTTTGATGGATTCTACAGATAAACCGGTAGTCATAGAAAACTGGTCTATCTTCTCGATCATAGAGTTGATTGTTGCCGAAGACACCCTGTCGAGGTCATCGAAGATAGCAACCCAATCAGATTCTTGCTTGAACTGTTCAAACTGGAGCTTTGCCAAATTCTCGTTGTGAGTCTTTGTGGCTCCTGCCTTGGCTCTGTCTCTCATCTGTGGGTCTTCGATGCCCTTGATGAGGTCAAGCTGTCTCTCGTATTTTCGGTTTTCATCCTCAATCTGCTGGGCGATGGTTGCATTCTTTTCAATAAGACTAGCCATCAGGTCGATGGTCTCCTTCTTGATCTTGTTGTTCTCATCTTCCAGTTTCTTGCGGATATCGTAAACACGAGTCTCCTCGCCATACTTATCCTTGACATTTTCAAGACTCATTTCCTTAACCTCATCCGTAGTAAAGTTGAGGCCGGACTGAACATTGTCGTGCTTTACCGCAATGTCAAGTTGTTCCTCCAGGAACTTCTTGTATGTATCAAATTGAACAGTTCCGCCGAAAGCTATGTTTTCTGAACCCTTCTTGTTTCCTGTCAGCTCATATATCTTCTTGTATGTCTCATACTGCTCAGATATAGTATCAAGTTGCTTATTGAGTACATTCAGTTCGTCTCTGCGCTGGTCTTCGAGAAGTTTTCGGTTTTCAGTTTGAATGCCAGCCTTCTCGTTTGCAGCATAGTCCAATCTGTCCTTTGTTGATGCAGGGAGAGTCCGCAAGAGCTCCTTGATAGAAGTCTCGTAGTTGGTGTAGTCAGAGATAGGGAACCTCTTCTTGTCACCAAAGATAGCTTCAAACTCTCCGTCATTAGCAAGCTGACCAAGAGCACCTTCTCCATAAAGCTCCTTAAACTTCTTGATTTCAGCATACATCTTCTTGTATAAGTCGATGCGCTTCCTCAAATCTTCAAGAGCCTTATCTGTCTGCGCGCCTTTTGATCTACGGCCACCGGTTTTCTTGTTTTTCTTCTTGTCTTCACCAGTAAACCATTCGCCCCAGTTATCATGATAAGCCTGCATCTTAAGTTCGTACTCCTTCTGCTTCTGTGTAAACTCATCGAGAGAAAGATTGCCCAGCGCAAGCATCTTCTTTCTGGTGTTGAGTTCCTTTTTGGCAGCAGTAATGTCCGACTCAGCGTTGCTCTTTGCTTTATTGTAGTCGTCTCCGGCATCCTTTCCCCAACTCTTGACGTACTTGTTCTTCTCATGATAGTCGTAACCACTACCCTTGAGATTCTTTTCGAGCTGCTGGGTGAGATCCGAGTCATCGTTCCTGAATACGAGATGAATGACAGCCTCGAATCTATCAGCCGCAAGCATTCGCTTCAATGCGTCTGATGCAAAAGGATAGTCTTTCTGAACCTGAGCCGCGGCATCCTTCATCATGTTTGAAACCTGGACCTTCTCTGCATCTGTCAATTCCTGGTTGTTGCGAATCTTGTCACCAATCCAAGGAAACGAAGTGTTTACAGCGTTATCGAGAGCGTCCTTGAATTTATTCTCGTAGAAGCCAGTTTCAACACCCATCGCATTAAGAACGTCAGCACGGAACTGATCAGAAACATCCTGGTTCCATCCCTGTTTTGCAAAGAATGACGAAAGAATCTGATTAGCCTTACCCTGTAACTTTGGGCTGTTGCTGATATCTCCAAGCTCATCAATGAGATAATCGCGCATAGCTTTCACCTCATTCTTATATTTTTCTTCCCAGGAGTTGAAGCTAGCGAAGTCGGATTGTGTGGCATTAATCATATTCGCCTTTGCGGATGCTGAAGAGAACGCTTCTGCTATTTCCTTTGCAGAAGACAGCTTCTCGTCTAATCCCTTATAGGTGTCTTCGTTAGAAAGAGATTTCTGAGTGCTCTCCTCAACCTGTTTGAGAAGGATGAGCTGTTCTTTGAGATACTTAAGTCTATCCTCATTCGATTTCTTTTCGAGAAGGCTCATCGTGAAAGCATTCTCCTTTTCAGGAGCAATCTCCTTTAGCTTTTCCTTATATGTGTCAATAAGGTTTTCTATCTCTTTCTCGTCGCCATCCTTAATAGCTTTATCCGCATCGTTATCGCGAAGAAACTCGCCAATCTTAGTGTATCTGTCTTTTAGTTCGTCAGCCGTAGTCTCCATGTCTTGCTTCAGCTGCTGATGCTTCTGCCAGTAGTATGCAAAGATTGCAGATCCGGCAGAGATAGCGATTCCAGGAAGACCGCCAAGAAAACCGATGATAGAACTAAATCCGGACTTCAAGCCTCCGAGAAGCAAACCTCCTGCTGCTCCCCATTTGCTAGGGCTAGCCAATCCCTTCAGAATTCCACCAAGGGAGATTCTGTTTACCTGCCCCTCCTGCTTTGTGAGAGCCATACCTTGCTTGTACATCTCCTTGGTTATCTGTCCGGTAACATACAAGCGTCTTAGCTCAGCTTTTGTTATCGCATTTGCCTTTGCGAGTGCCTGGATATCCTGAATCCGAATCTGATTTTTATACTGAAGAATCTGTTTCTCCACGGGAGTTATTTTTTCTCCACGCAAAAGCTTGAGTTCAGCTTCTTTCGCAATATTTCCCTTTGAGTTCAGTATTCTTTTCCCGATTCCGCCCTCCAAGGTCTTTACTCCACGCATAAGAGCAGGTCCGGCGAATGCTGCAACCATAGCAGGACCTAAGACGTGAATTTGCTGCACGAGATTGGTAACAACATCAAGGATACCCTTGAAAGTTCCACCTATAATATTCTTGCCGTTAGCAAAGTCGGCAAGAATGATTTCCCAGGCATCTTTCAGCTTGTTATATCGACCGAGCAGAGTTTCACTCAGAACCTGCTGCATGTTGTAGAACTGACCGCCTGCATCAGTCATCTGCCAGAAGATAGACTTTACGTCATCAAAGCTAACCTCTCGGCTTGAAATTCTGGTCTTAATCTCTGATGTAGAGACATTTCGACCCTCCTGCTTAGAGTAAAACTCTGAAAGTTTATTAAGAAGAGGAATACCTGCATAGGCAATCTGGCGAAGCTCCTTGCCATCTAGCCAACCACGAGCCTGAACCTGACCGAACGCCAAAGCAATACGATCGAAGCTGACACCAAGACCGGAAGACATATCAGCAAGCCTCTTGGTTGTATCGTAAAGCTGGTCGTATTCTACGCCATACGCAGCCAACTGCTTAACATCTCGGTTCAATTCAGAGAATGTAAATGGCGAATTAAGAGCGAGTTCCTTAATCTGATTGAACATTGTATTCGCATTCTGCATATCACCAAGGATTGACTGGAGAGCAATATGCTGCTTCTCCATCTCACCACCAGTAGTGATGATGCTCATAGCGAACTGCTGTGCGCCGAACACAAGACCTCCCTGCAAGAAAAGTGACTTCAAATCCTGTACGGTTGAATTCAACTTTCCTGCATGACTATTAGCCTTCTCGAAGCCACGAACCAAATCAGACTGAATCTTTGCACCAGTTTGTGCTATTTCCTGCTGATGTTTTCTCTCCAGATCTAAAGCCTTTTGTTTTTGGCTAATAGCGGATTCCATACTTCTAATAAGAGGAGAATAGTCGCTTGTTCCTCGTCCCATTGAGAATAAATCTCTTATAGAATACCCACTAAGATTAGCCATAGCTCCTCGAAGAGTATTAAGCTCGCTTGTTATTTGCGAAAAAGCAGCCCTAATACGAGCCAAATCTTCTGTAGATAATGTATTCTTGCCGCTACCAAACAACCCTTGCAGTTGTATTCTTTGTGCTTCGAGTTCCTTAACTCTATCACGTACAAGGGATTCTGCCTGTTTCCTAGATACTGAAATTGCTTCTCTTCTAGCCTGGTTAGTTCGCTCCGTCGCTTCTCTTAGCCTATTTTCGGCAGCAATCATTTCTTCATTACGGCGTACGATAGCATTTCGCAACTCAGCGAGTTCTCTTTCCCTGACAGCTAACTCCTGTGCAGCCTGTGCTTCATTTTTCATCGCAACAAAGTTACCGTGCTCGGTTGACTGTCTGTCTCGCTCCAAAATCGCGGATTTCAGTTGCTGCATTTCCCTGTAACGCTCATTAAGTTCTTGCGCCTGTTTCGATTCGTTAACAAGCGTCACGAAAGCCCCTTGAGCTTCCATTTCCTTGTCGCGTCTTAAGATATCTTCTTTTAACTTGGCAAGTTCATTGTATCTATTTGTTAAATCAAGTGCAGCCTGTGCTTCATTTTTCATCGCAACAAAGTTACCGTGCTCGGATTGTTCCTTGTCTCTACGAAGAATGTCTGCTTTTAGTTCCGATAACTCCTTCAGTCTTTTGCTGAGATTTGCAGTTTCCTGAGCCTGAATGCCCATTTGGGCCGCTATATTTTTAAAATCCTCAGCGATTTCTTTGCTATTCTCTCTATTAAAGTTCTTAAATAACTTCTCAGCAGACTTTCTTCCGGACTCAGTTTTTAGATCCAACTCCGAAAGTGCTTCTGAAATTTCTTTCAGTTTTGACCTAACATTGCTGTCTTTAATGTTTAAGTCAAACCACAAGTCACCTAAATTTCCACCTGCCATATCCTGAATATTTTAAAATTAGAGTTTATTGTTTAAGTAATCAGCAAGACTTATCTTCTTGCCAACGAGGCTTCCCTCGTTCTTCTTTTTCTCCATCCACCTGTCGTAGAGGTCATCCATCTCCTTCTTGGTGTGCTTCTTCGGACGACCTTCCTTCTTGGTCTTAGGATAGACGACAAGAGGCTGGTCTGCAACCATTAGGTCAATCTGTGCTGATGAATAGCCCCACCAGTAGTCGTAGGCTGCAATGAAGTACTTGCGCTGAAAGAGGAAACCGAACTTCTCCGCTAGTGAGAAGGCTGCTCCCCAGCTTGTTCTGCTTGGATAGCTTTTGCTTCGCTCCTCGTCATCGTCATCATCACGTCCGTCATCCCGGTCGCTAATATGGTAGCCAGTGAGAATGCGTTCGATGGAATTTTTTTTTTAGAAACATCGAGAACTCTCAGAACCTCGGCCACGTCCACATCATTGATGTAGTAGAGCCAGCGCCAGTAGATCCAATACAGAAATCTAATCTTCCAGATGTTGTTGAGGAGAATGCAGACGCAAATCTTGACGTTGCGTTTCCATTCGTTCTTCTCCTTCGCCCTGATATGAGAACACCTGCTCATGGTTCCCTTGCGAAGCCAGCCGAGCCTGTGCTTCTTTCCACGGAACACGAACTCGGTAGGCTCGTCGTGCAGCACGCTGTCAAGCAACTCCTGCAAGTCCACTGAAGGCTGCTCTATTTTATTTTCTTCTGCCATGATTGTATGCTATTAAATGAAGAAGGGCGGCACGGCTGTTGATTAGCCTGCCGCCCAACGGTTTGTTATCCTGAATCTAATTACCTAAAGAAGCCTTTTCTCTTGATTAACCGCCAACGCCTGGTACCCCACCAGCTGGAGCCTTAGTAAGCCAAGCGATGCTACGCTTACCTGCACCCTCGATAGAACCTGAGAACTTAAACGCAACAGGCTCAGTACCAGAGTTATCCCACTGCAAGGTAGCGTAGAGAGCGATATTGGTGATAACCATGAGGTTTTCCTTCTCGTCGTCAACGATAACGATAGTACCCTTTATCTTGAACTTCTTAGGCTCAACAGCGATACCTGTAAATCCGGTAGAAGCGTCGAGAGTAGAATCACCTGTACCCTTCAGTGTAACCTTGGTTAGCTCTGTGATTGCATCCTCGCCGAACATAATTTTCAGCAGGTCCTTTGCCTTTGAAGGAACAACGAACTCTACATTGAAGTCGCCGAGCTCCGCTGTAGTTGCCCAGTCGCCTGCAAGACCGATAACCTTGTAGTGGTTGATGGTTGGGTCATCCATAGTCGCCTTCAGCGAGTCAACGGTAACCGGAAGCTCAACATCTGGGGTGATGTCAACTGTAGCCTTGTTCAAATCGGTAATAGCCTTTGAGTAGAGCAGAGTTTTAGGACCATTGAAAATGTCCTTCATCTTGTCAATAGTTGTCATAGCCATAATCTAAAATATTTTAAATTGTTATACTTGAATTCCTGAATACTTATTTCGTACGTAACCTTCCTTGTATGATCGTCACGGAAAAACCGGCGCCATCGTCTGTCTGTAGCGTTATACGAGGATTGGAAACAATGAGATTTTTTGTGGAGATTGGAAATCTGTCCATAATCTCCTGGACTTTCTCGTCAACGCTAGATACATCAAGTGTGTGTGGGTTGCTTGCCGAATTCTTATCGCGCACATACAATTCGATTTGAGCTATAGTGGTGAAATCATTGTAAACTCCACTTGAGTTCATCTCGTTATTGTAGATACTAGATGGAAAGTATACTACGATGTAGCTGTTGATTTTCGTATCAACTGCTTTTGGTCGGCTCCGGGAGTAGAGCTTGTCACAAATTCCCTTCATTGCATTGCCGACATCGAAATATAGAGTCTTAATACTAACCATATCTTACATCGTTCTAAAGTATCTAACCAAATATTCTCTAAGAGAGGTAATCACGTCGTGACCTCTCTTAACCTCGACAAACTTAGCGTAATCCACACCGGCAACAAGGAGCATCTGCCATGTAGCATCGTACTTTCCTTTGTTGTGCTCCCTTGAAACAAGTTCATCCCACGCCGCGTTTGGACCATATTCGCCACCTTCTCCGTATTCACCCTTGTAAGGTCTCCGTCCGCTGTCCTTGAAGGAGAACGAGCTGCGATAATACTTATCGAGGTTGTATCTCTCTCCAGCAGCAAGGGTTACTCGGGTTGGCTCTGGGCCAGGAGCATAATGAATCGACTGCAATGAGCCGTTGTAAAATGTACCGATAGCGGTTGACTTGTACAAGTTACCGGTTACGTCATCATAGTTTCGAGACTTGTCAGCAGCCTTCATTGTCATTTCAGCCGCATGATCCATCTTCTGCTGCATCTTTGCTACAGCCATCTGACGGATTTTCTTCTCGACCTGTAAAAACTGACCTGATAAACTTGTCATAATCTAAACCCTTGTCAAATTCCAATATACAACAGTCCTGTTATTATCCGGCTCGCAGTCCTTAACCATACCTACCTCGGTGTTGTTGCCGACAGTGGAGTAGATGGTGTCGCCGTCAAGAGGACATCTGTCAGCATCCCATTCGTCATATCTGACAGGAATCGATGCCTTCCTCTTGTTCTGGTCGACGTTCTTGTCTCCCTCTGTAGTAGTATCGGTGTAGCTGCGGCCTTCGCCATAGTAGAGAATGATTTCCTTGTCCTCACCAACTGGAGCATCATCATCGGCAAATGGGTCATCAGGGTCGGCTTTTCCGACGACCTTCCTCACGATCTTGATGATGTGAGGATATCTTGGGTTTCTGATATTTTCCTTTTCCATACGCCTTATTTGATGATGTGAGGGAGAGGTTCTCCCCAAGGAGAATAATTCGCCCTCTTTACTCCGTGGGAGGTCACCCGGAAGGTGGACTTCTTCTTGAGCATCGAATCAGGCTCCAGCTCTGCATAGATAGCGTTAGCCTCTGCCTTCATCTCGCTCCTGTCGTTGTCCGACATATCATAGCCACCTCCCGAATGAGTCCATCCGTTATCGGAATCGGAGGTATTGTTCACCTTGCTCGGACCAAGAACAAACCATTTCAGCATGTCGGCATAGGCAAGTCTCACCTTGTCCTTGTCGCAGGCTTCGAGGTCGATGCCATTTTCGAGCTCCCTGTCGTGCATGATGCCCAGCAGAGCCTTCATCGGCATCTCGAACTTCACCTTATTAATAAGGTAGTCGTTCACAGTGTAAATGTTCATCTCCGAATCCATAGTCATACAATCTAGTTACGTTAAAGAACTAACCCTTCTGGGTAATGTCGATAATCCAACGGTAAGGAGCATCGAGCATAGCAGGAACAGAAGCGAGGAACAAGTCTGTCTTGAACTCCTGGAACATACCGTTTGCGGTAACCATGTTACGGAGCAGACCGAGACCGTTGTTTGTCTGTGCCCAAGCTACATCCACGAGCTTATTGCCGAGAGTATCGAAGATTCGCTTGTCGAGAATCTCCTTGCGCATAAAACGCAATGGCTTACCAGCAGGGCGAAGAACGACTGTTCCGTCTGCCCAACCACGAATCTCGGTAACTGTTCCGTCGAAGCGCTTGTTGTGCTCAACCTCATCGACAATCTCGATAGGAGAAAGGCCATTGAGGTCAACAACAGACTTCAGGAACATTGCGTTGTTCGGACCGTAGTTCTGCAATACTGCCACAAAGTTAGCGTTCGCCCAGCTCTTGTACAGCTCGGCAATCTGCTTGTTCTTCAAGAATACGTTGTTGTAGTCGTTCTTGGTCATCTGCCATACGAGAGGTACACTGCGGTACTCAATATGACTGTTGCGCCAATCCTCCTCAAACTTACGCATCTGTTCGAGCAAGTCGCAGTTCGCGTCGTTCCAAGCAAGCTTACCTGCCTTCTTGAAGTTCTCAGCTGGAACCTTTGCGTCATACAGAGGCTCCTGGATACCGCGACCGATCTTGTCGTAGTCGATAACACCCTTAGAACTCAACTGTGCTGACATGTAGGTCATGGTCATGTCAAGAGAGTCATACAATACCTGAACCTTGTCGAGATAAGCATCAACCAGGTCTGCATCGTTGCCGAACTCATCCTGGAGAAGCTTCATCTTGTGATAACGCTCTGTCGCAGTCTCATGGAAGCCGTCAGCAGCGAAGTCTGGGATTGAAGCGGTATACCACTCAATACCCTCGTGGTCGTTCTGATAGCCCTCGCCGAGAGGAGCACGGAGGTTCATCAAGGTTGCAGGGTTCAAAGTGCGAAGACGAACCTTGAAGGTTGCGTCGCCATTATTAGATGTAGGGGTGAGGTTTGGATCAATGTCACCCTGTGTCAGATACCAGCCGTTGTTACAGCGCAATACGCCGTCACGATTGACGAACTTCTGAAGGTAAGTATTGTTACCCTTACCAGTGAAGAACTTCGCAAGCTGCTCGACACCAATATCAATTTTTGCCATAATCCTGAATCAATCTTTTTACGTTAGACAATAGGTTAAATGTGCCAGAACTCTGGGTAGAGTGACTTGTTCATCGCCTTGACAGCAGGAGGAACAGGACCCATACGGTCAAGCCACATAACGCAGTCTGGATTCAACATACAGAAGTTGTTGTTGTTGCGAGGCTGATGATACTTGTCTCCGCCGGCATTGAAATAAGGAAAATCGTTGTCGCTCGGAGCGAAGCAGTTAGGGTTAGTCACCATCGGCAATACCGAAGCACCTGCGCTAGCAGCCTCAACCAGTACGTCACCGACCTTCAATGCGCCGAGAGCAGCAGATAGTGTAAGTTTCCAAACATCACCTGCTGTGGCATCGGTTGTCGCCTCAACAGCAGAAACAGTCACACCCTTTGCCTTAGTCTTGAAGTCCTTCTGGCCGATCATGATGTTGTCGCCTGGGAATGGAATGTGAACGAATCCGTTGCGAACGATGTAGATTTCTGTATCGGTCTCAGCGGTTGTAGCCTTTGCTACACCGTAAGCCTTCAGAATCTTGAATGTTGCACCAGGACCCTCGTTGCCAGCTGTAAAACCAAGGTCGTGCTCAATCAAGTCACCGGCATAAATCTTAGCCTGACCCTTGAACGGATTGACGAGCTTACCACCAATAGGTGGGTGAACGAAGGCATTCTTAATGAGCGCCTCAAGACCGGCAAACACATATCGGGTTCCGCCGACCTTACCTTCTGTCTGAATGATGGTCGCACCGTGGTTCAGCATGCCACGAGTACCCATCTGTTCCATGTAGGAAATAGAAGTGTTGTCCATAATCTTTTTACCTTTTTAAAATTGTTATCCTGAAATTACTTCTTGTCTTCACCGCCGAATCTCTTCTTTCGACGCTCGGCCACTTCTTCCATAAACTTGTCATCATCTGTGGACGTGCCTCCGCTAGACGTGCGACTGCCTTTTGCAGGAATACCGTTTTCACCGGTAGCCTCCTTGTACTCTGCGGTGTAGATTTTCTCAGCCTTAGAAACCAGGTCGTCGATGTCGACATCTTCGTCCGGAATCTCCAGCTTTGCGATTGCAGCATTGAGGAAGTAGTTCTTCATTTCAAGGTTTGCCTTGTCGAACTTATCCTTCAAACCTGCCTTTACTGACTCGATGGTTGCCTTCCTTGCAGCCTTCTTGTCTCTTTCTGCGTTAGCCTTTTCGAGAGCTTCAAGTTTCTCAAGCAGCTTGGAGTATTTGTCGTCAGGATCGTCACCCTTTTTAGCCTCCTTGCGCTTACGCTCCTCTTCCTCTTCCTTCTTCTTGCGTTCAGCTTCCTCCTTGCTCTTCTTTACCTCGTCAGAGATATTCTTGTGCAAGTTGCCGTTGATACGCTTCAGACGGTTTGCTAACTTGGTAACCAACTTGGAATTTGCTTCCTCGTCATCACCGAAATCTTCCAAAACATCATCAAGTTCCTCATCGATGGTCTTTTGGCTAAGTTCTTTGAACTTGGTGGTATCAACCTCCTTGTTCACTAATGCTAAGAGTTCCTCTCTTGTCATGTTGTTTTTTGATTAAAAATGTTATCCCGAAAGTGGTCCCTCCACCTCGAAAACGTATAAATATACCTTTTATTTTGCAAATATATGAATAAATATGCAATTGTCAAAGAAAAATTGTATATTTTTGCAGTATTAAATGTATATTTATGCAGAAAGATGTATTTTCAGGATTAAAATTGGATAACGGAGAGCCTATTTATACTCAAGAGTATATCCAATCATTAAGAGACGCCGACAAGAAGCATCCCGACAAGCTGAAGATTATAGCTCAGCGTGGCGGTCAGGAACGCATGCTGTCTATAGACGCTGATATTAAGATAGTTGGCGGCTCGCGAGGCGGTCCGCTTCTTGTCGACACAAAGGTCGTTACTCCATTTGGCTATCGACGTATAGGCGACCTGAAACAGGGCGACATTATTAGTGGTACAGATGGTGGCATGCAACGCGTCGTATATCGCAAAGACCACGGCAAACTTCCTGCTTACAAACTAAAGTTTGTCGATGGGTCTGAGGTTATTGCGTCATACGACCACCTTTGGAATGTACGTAAGACTTGCTATAGAAGTAAGAAGAGAATCATTAACGGGTTATCTGTCAATGATGATTATAGGGTATGGACCACCCAGATGGTTGTTGACCACCTCACAAAGCTGAAGACTGGCGAGATTAAAAATAGCAAGTTACTCATACCTTTGTGTGAGCCTGTAAAGTTTACTCGCTCTTGGGGAAATCGTCATTACAAGCCAACGAGCTCACCTTATGTTATGGGCGCCATACTTGGAGATGGATGTATAACCGCAAATATAAAGAATGGAAGTTATGATGCTATGCTCTGTAGTGCAGACGAAGATATCGTGAGAGAGTTTGAGAGTGCTGGCATCGATATGACTAACTATGCACAAAAACAAGGCAGTATAGCTTGTGATTACAGAATCAAGGATGAGAGATTACGTAATGACCTTGAGGGTTTAAAGCTCTACGGCTGCGACGCTTTCAATAAGTCTGTTCCCGATTTCTATAAGTTTGGCTCTATAGAGACAAGGTGGGCTATCCTTCAAGGACTTATGGATACCGATGGTACTGTGGATAAGCGTGGGCATTGTACGTTTGCGACAGTCAGTGAGCAGCTTGCTAAAGACGTTAAGTTTTTAGTAAACAGCCTTGGAGGCCTTGCCACTATAAATAAGTACGAGAACCATTATACCAAGAATGGAGAGCGTATTGAGGCAAGCGATTATTATGATATTTACATCAGAATTAATCAGTCAGAACGCTTATTCCGTCTTCCACGTAAGAAGGCGCTTTGTACCGAGTACAATGGCGGCGTAAGCGAACTGGGAAGAAGGATTGTTGATTTTGAATATGTAGGAGAGAAGGAGTGCTGCTGTATTGCAGTGAACAATACTAACTCTCTGTTTATGGTGGAAGACTTCATTGTCACTCACAACTCCAAGTCCTTCTCTTCCCTAATGGAAGTTCTGAAGGATATTAAAAATCCAGATTTTCATGCAACAATTCTTCGTAACGAAAAAGACGACTTACAGTCCTTAGTGACAGACTCTTATAAATTGTTCTCCCAATTTGGAACTTACAATAAGTCACAAAATGATATGACCTGGAACTTCGATAACGGAGGATGGCTCAAATTCTCGTACTATGCTGGAGCCTATCAGGACTTCAAGACACGATTCCAGGGTCGCCAGTATGCCTATGTCTGCATCGATGAGGGTACTCAGTGTCCATACAAGAAGTTCAAGTACCTCTTGACTAACAACCGAAACGCAGCTCACATACGAAACCGATTCTGGATTACCTGTAACCCTGACCCGGAATCATGGGTGCGAAAGTTCATCGACTGGTGGGTTGACGAGAATGGATACATTATACCGGAGCGAGATGGAGTTATCCGCTACTGCTTCATGGATGGTGATACACCGGACTCTATCTACTGGGGTAACACAAGAGAAGAGGTATACGAACAGTGCAAGGGCATTATCGATAGCCTTTGGAAGGATAGCTATGAGGAACTTGGTTATACAAAGCTCGAAATGTTCATCAAGTCGGCAACATTCGTTCGCGCTGACGTATCAGAGAACATTAAGCTTATCTCTACCGATGCCTCATATCTCGCCAACCTTGCCCAACAGGACGAGGAACAGCGCATGCGAGACCTGGAAGCTAACTGGAACTGGAAAGCTGCCGGTGATGACATGATCAAGATGGAAGACCTTGATGAAATCTACGACAATGCAGAACAGATAGGAGATGGAAAACGCAGAGCTTCTGCCGATATCGCATTCACCGGAGGCGATAACTTCGTAATGTGGCTTTGGGAAGGATGGCATTGTAAAGACTTGGTTGTTCTGAGGCTGGACCCTAAGACACTCGTTTCGGTAGTTGAGGCCAAGCTGAGAGAGTGGGGTGTCGAGGAATGTAACTTCACTTACGATATGCAGGGTATCGGTCAGTACTTTAAGGGATTCTTCAAGGATGCCGTCCCATTCAACAACCAGGCAGCACCTATCGCTAGGAATCATCAGGAAGAAGAAGGAATCAAATACCTATATAAGGATTTGAAGTCTCAGTGCGCATGGTTATTCTATAAGATGATAAAAGAGAAGCAGATTTCCATCGACTCGGCCCTGCTTGAAAGAAAGTATTCAGGAAACGGATTTGACAAGGTTCCTCTCAGACAGATTCTTCAGAAGGAGCGTAAGATGCTCAGACGTGACGAGAATAGCGATGATAGGGGATTCAAGCTATTACCTAAGAAGATTGCCAAGAAATATGTCGGGCACTCGCCTGACTTCTTTGAATCTTGGTTCTACGTAATGATATTCAGTTTAACAAAAAAGAAAAATAAAAAGGTAAAAGGATTATGGATGCTATCAAGGTAACAAATTTCAGAAAGATTCTCGTAAAGAAGCCTTTCTTTGAACTCACGCCAAAGGGGTACATGACCCACGATGGCTATTGCAGGAACGAGGTGTCCGATAATGAAGACCCTCAGATGCCGCAAGATACATTATACAGAGTGGTTAAGACTCAGAAGGACTTCCTTCGTGAGTTCTATCCTACGTCACACAAAATCTTCGACAAGGATCTCTACCCTGACATCTGGAGAAAGAACCCGGAAGACGGGAAATGGTATGTCCAGGAGATTCAAAGAACGGCATTTGCTTTCCAGCAAGTTATTCATACGAAGCACGTCCTCCATATGACAGGTAACGATATTCAGTTTGAGCTTGCCGGTGATCCTGAGATGAAGAAACAGGAAGAGTATATTAATCTTCTTGCCAAGTTCAAGAAGGGATGGTATATGCACGATATGGAGATTCGTCACTATGAGGCAGTAAGTTCGTACATGAAGGTTGCTGAGGCTGCTGTAGTCGGATTCTTCGATAAAAACAAGAAATTCGGTACTCGCACATTGGCTTTCGATAGAGGAGACACATTGTATCCTCAGTTCGACCCTCTTACTGGTGAACTCGTTGTGTTTGCTCGCAAGTATTACGACTTCGACGAGGAAGGTAATGAAAAGATTGAATGGGTAGAGGTGTGGGATGACAAGACTTTCTACCGCTTCAAGAAGCAAGTTAACGAAGGCAAGGTCAAGGAGACTATCAAGAGAATTGCCAAGATATTCGGAATCGACGACTACACTTGCGTTGAAGAGAAAGCTCACGGCTTCCCATTTATCCCTGTTGCATACGTAAGAAATGATGACGGCCCATGCTGGTCTGTTGTACAGAAGAACATCGAGGACTACGAGGAAGCTTTCTCTTATCTCTGCGAGAACAACAAGGCTTACGCCTTCCCTATAATGAAGTTGAAGGGCGATGGTGACGACATTACCGTTGTTGGAGATACAAACGGATCGGCTAAGATGATTCAGATTACCGATACGAATGGTGATGCTGACTTCATTAACGGAACAGACGCTTCTGATGCATTTGCGACACAGCTCAACAAGTCGTATGATCTCATCTATGAACTTTCGTTCACAGTAAAGCCACCGGAACTGAAGTCGGGTGACCTTCCGGGCGTTGCCATTAAGCTGCTCTATTCTCCTGCCATCGAGGTTGCAGAGAACGATGCTAAGAAGATGCATCCGTTCCTGGATCAACTTGTTCGTATCTCAAAGTATGGTATCGGAGTTGAAGAAAACTGCATGGCCACTATGACCGGTCTTCCTATTCACGCTTGGGTGGAAATCTATGTGCATCAGAACAAATCTGAGATTATCACAAACTTGGCAACAGCTGTTCAGAACAACTTCCTCTCAAAGCAGACTGCATCTGAGCGTTGCCCAGACTTCCCGGTTAACGATGAATACGACCGTATCATGCGCGAGAAGAAGGAGGAGGGCCAGCAGGATCTCCTCATGGATATGCAGCGCGCTGATAACGAGACAGAGAATGCCATCGAGGAGCAGAAAGCTACTGCGAGGATCCAGAACGGAGGCAATGGAAACATTCGTACAGGTAACGGAAGGAAGGCAGGAAGGCCTAGCGAGGGTAAGAATACCGATAAATGGGGGAACAGGCCTCAAGAGAATAATTGGAAAAAATACAATCAAACCCATTAATAGCCTATGGATGAGTTAAAACGTTCTGTCGATTACAGCAGAAAACGATTGCAGGCAATCCGAAAATGCGAGGACCATGTTGCAGATATTCTCTGGAAATCGACACAGAAAATAATTGCCGCAAGTAAGCGATACAGAGGTGCGGGCAGGCTCACAAACGAGTCAGCCCTACTCTCTTACGCCAAGAATGTTACTGCTGAGGCAGAGGAGAGTATCAACAGCTACATCTCTGCTTATTCTAAGGCTTCATGCAAGATTCTAGGGATTGACAGCGAGAACATAGAATCGTTTCTCGTCAGCGACATCTACGGAAAGACAACATCCGAAAGAAACGCCGTCTATCTCGGTAACTTTGCTGAAGATATTGTAAGGATGATCAAGGCAGGAACCTTGATGGGATATTCAGACCAGCAGCTCCTGTCTTCCATCCGTACCGGCTACAAGGACCCATACCACACATCTGTCATCACCAAAGCGAAGAGAAAGGATATTAACATCGATGTTCCATCTTACGGAAAAGGCTATTACAGAAATGCCTATCAGAATATCATAAGAAACGCTGCTCAGGTGATTGCTTTGGCATGGGGACGGGCTGAGCAGGAGTACGGGCAGGATAACAAAGCTATTGGATTCTACGTCAAGAGAGGAAGTAGTTATCCGTGCGAGATTTGCCAAAGCGAAGCTGATGCCGGTATTCATTCTTTCAGAGATCCATATCCACCATTTCACGTTTCGTGTTGTTGCTACACTTTATTTATATTCAATGATAATAAAAAGAAATGATATGATAAATTCTGAATTAAATTTTACTTTAGAAGAAATTCTTCCGAAATTCCATAAAGGATTCCAGGAGAAGATAAAGCACTCTGTAGAGCTGCTGAGAAAGGCTGAAAAGCTTGCACTGGCATATTCGCCGAATGAGGGCTTTTTTCTGTCGTTCAGTTCTGGGAAGGATAGCCAGTGCCTGTATCATATTGCCAAGATTGCAGGTGTGAAGTTCAAGGCCCACATGGGTCTTACGTCCGTCGATCCACCAGAAGTAATCAAGTTCTGCCGCAAGCACTATCCGGACGTAGATATGATAAAGCCGAAAATCAGCATCTACAACCAGGCCCGTAAGGAAGGTATGCTCCCGACAAGACTGATACGATGGTGCTGCCGAGTCTATAAAGAGGGCATCGGTGCAGGCAATGTTGTTCTCATCGGAATCCGTCACGCAGAAAGCAGGCAGCGTTCGGGTAGGAGCGAGGTCGAGATTACCAACCATAAGTACAGCGGCTCCCTTGAAGGTCTTGACGAGTTCCGTGATAAGAGGAACAGTCAGAAGCGAGGTAGACCAACCAAGGGGGGCATCCACGAGATAAACATCACCAATGCCAGCGATGAGCGTACCATCGGCTGCATCAGAGGCTACGAATCGCTTCTCATCTCTCCAATCATAGAGTGGACAGATGATGATGTATGGCTATTCTTGAATACACTCGGCATCAAGCATTGTAAGCTGTACGACGAGGGCTACTATAGGATTGGCTGCCTGTGCTGCCCTATGCACAACTATAAGCAGAAACTCGCCGACTGCAAACGCTATCCGCATATCTATAATAGTTGGATTAAGGCCATCAAGGATATCCAGGCTAGCGGAAGGATGATAGACGAAGGATTGTCGCCGGAAGAGGTGTTCGACTATTGGATATACGGCAAGTCTATCAATGTATGGAGAGAACACCGCAGGCAGCAAATGTTGAACTTTTAAATATCAAGATTATGATTGAAGAAACAAAAGGATACACGCTATCCGTCGATACGTACAAGAAGGCGAAGGCTCTCAAGATGAAAGACCCTCGCTATTACATCTACGCCAGTCTCCGTGGCTCAGGAATGCCTATCCGTGACAGTTGGGCCATCGCCTTTCAGGGAGAAGGACTCAACTGGGAGAAATCCTTCCTCGAAAACGAGATGAACTTGCTCGAAGCCCAAGAGTCTGTCCAGAAGAGAATCGCAGAGGTACATGGCAAGAAGATTGAAAACGAGCATAGCGAAGATTTAACCCCGGAACAGCTCGCAAAGGCTACATCAAAGGAACAGATTCTCAAAGACCTCGTTATCGCCCGCTCAAAAATTAAGAATACATCTTCCAAAGAATGGGCTGACTACACAAAGATGATTGGAGACTTTGCCAAAATTAAGCAGGATGAGCTTCAAACGGAAGATACGACTTGCCATTTTTACCTCCCAATAAATTATCCAACCGGCAAGAATGACTGCTTGTTATTCAAAAATGGACTCTGTAAGGGTGGAAAATAGTTAAATTCGTGTTAAAGTAATTTTGTTTTACTAGAATTTCTGCAAAACTAAGTATCTTTGCAAGCAGATTAATGTTCACAGGTTCTTTCTGCTGAGCATAATTCTAAAAATTGGTTAACAAAGGGCGGTGTCTTCACAGATGCCGCCCTTACTTTTTTATATATAATGAAGTAGAAGAAAAATATAAATTCAATCAGGGATACTTCTCTCCAGTGATGTGCTCAAGCGCAATTCGCACCTGATCTTCAAGCATATCGTCATTAAACGTAGGAAGAACGCCATATGATGGCAGCTTCTTCGTCTCTGCGGCCTCCAAAATGAATTGGAGTGCCTGTACTAGGGAAGTATGGTCTTGAACGACCTCAAGCAATCTATCACTCATCCTTGCCTCCTTCCTTCTTAATCTGTTCAGCCATCTCAAGAATAGTCTCGGCGTGCTTATCGCGGTCGATAACTTCCTGTACGGCCTCATCGTTCTCCTTGCGAAGCTGCTCTTCAGTCTTGCCCTCGTCGGCAGCAGCGTTTCTTCTTGCAGCCTCACGAGCAATGTATTCGTCACGGAGTTTCAACTTACCTGCCGTGTATTCTGCATCGCCAGGCAACGATGTATCCGCATACATAAGCTGGGCAGATGCCTCTATGATGTTTCCACCGTCCTTGGAGAACTCATAATGGTCTCCTACAGCCACAGGAACACATTCATCGAGTGCTGCGTACATGGATGTACCGATAGAGTACTCGATTCCCCATGTGCCGGCAATGTTAGCAATCTTGATGAAAGGCAGCGAGCCTCTCTGTAAATGCTTCTTGATATCAGCAGGGATATCCTCTCTGAGTGAAGCAACTTCTTTCTTAGACAAGCTCTTACTGAACTTCAGCACGGTGAAGTGTCTTGTCTTGATAGTCTTTCCAAATGGTAACGCCATGATAACAATATTTTAAAGTTCAACTTTTATTTCCTTATACTCGAAATCTGTGCAAGATGGATTCTCCTCAGAAGTAAACCTAATCTCATTAGGGTGGTTACAAACTCTATTCTTGAAGAAGAAGCAATCCTTGCAAGTGTAATCAGTCTGTTCCATGCTCCTTACGTTTTTGATATTCCATCAATGTCAAGATACAATAGTTAGCGCAATCCAATAGAGCATCTTCCAACGGCTCGTTAGCAACTTGCGCCTCATTGTCCTTCAACGTCTTGATGCGATTCACCTTCTCTCGTATCTTTCCGTAGCCGTAGTTGATACCAAGCTCATCATACATTTCGGAAAAAGCATTCCCATAATCGTGATTCTTGCGCTTGTAGGTATCGCTCATCTTGTCGGTGATATCCTTGAAGCGGTCAGCATCGGTATTTTTGCTTTGTTCTCCAATACCAATACTATTAAACGGCAACTCGCTCCGATTAAGATTATCAACGCCGATAGAATCTTTCCATTCATCCATCAAATTTTTTGCATATTCAGGATAGATACCATTCTTATGCAAAATATCTAAATCTACGCGTACACCAGTAGCGTCGCAAACGTCACAATAAACATGGTCATTTTTAACAAACTTTACAGAAAAAACATCTGTAGGTTTACTCAGTGCCGCATAGCATTTCTTCCTTGTATTGACATAATAGCGAAATCCACCTTCGGTGCGTTCTATACGCTCGCACGGAAGTAGAAACTCTAGCCCAACCTTAATATCTTCTTTCTTAATCATAAGCTATTTCTTAACTAAACGTTCATAATACTCCTTACACTTTTTGTAAGCATCCGATTCAGACAATGCCATAGCATCATCAAAAGAAATACTTTCATCCATCAAGAACAATCTAACGTTCCTCTCACCAAGCTTCTGTAAGTCTCGGTTAATATAATGCGAGAATCCGATTTTTGAAGCCTTGGCAGTATTCTTTGCTTGGAAATAGAATTCATCATGCTCATCATAAAATGTTCCTTCCTCGTACACCTCGCACATCACACCTTTTTTACAAAGCTCTGTGTCGTGCTTTGTTTTGTCAAGCTCGTACACGTTAATGCCAGTAATGGTATCTATCTTATCGTGACTTCTCCATCCATTCTTTAAAACCTTATAGCAGTAATTTCTCATAAGCTATTTCTCCTTATCTTTAATTTCAATAAAATTACCAATGCCCAAACGAGCCTTGTTGATGCAAGACGCAATCCAACCAATCAAGTAGGCAGAAGGCTCGCCGCCGTGTTCCATACCAATATCATCCTCGATGTTATCGCAAGCATGAGAAGCTTCATGGCAACAAACCCCCATCTTCATAGAATCCTTGCTTGCAAAATTAATAAATGAACAAAGCCTCTTATTCTCCTTTTCTCTAACTGTATCGTAGGTTATTGCGTCAGAATTCGAGAAATCAACCTTCAAAACCTCGCCATCTCTACCTTCAAAACACTTATTAGCGTCTTCTTGGCTCATGCCAATAGCGACACATAACAATCTCGGATAGATAACAGGGTCGTATTCGTAATATCCTTTCTTCTTCATATTCTCAACTATTTTTGTTTTGATACAATCTCGATAGCAGACAATAATGTCTTTTCGCTGATACCTTTTCCACTACCAACACCATCTTTCTCTATCTTCTCAATAGAACTCTTTATAGAGCATACTGCATCATTTATGCTATCTGCACTACTCTTTGCATTCTCGATTGATGATTGTAGCTCATCAAAACGCTTGTCTATATAATCCTTCAACCTTTCTTCGTGCTCTATAACGTTTATAGAGTTTGCGATTTTTACATGCGTCCAGTTTTCTTCTACATATACATAATAATCACCTTTTATATCATCGTGAGTCTTGGAAGACACAACCCTTAGACACACGAAATCGTCTCCATCCATTACAGCATATACACCTTCTCCTGATGGGTATAGTTCGGCTTTCGCCTTATCATCCCTACTCGCTTCTTGTTTGTAAGCGACCTTTCCTAAAACATTAACTCTAATTTCCATATCTCAACTATTTATTATGTAACCTACCAATATGCCACTTTGAGCAAACCTTGCATAAGTAAGGATGCCAGCCAAGTGCCTTCAACCTCGGAATCTGATTCAGAAACTCCCAAGCATCATCCTCAGTCTCGTATGCAACCTTCGCCTTCCATGAATGAACCTTTCTGGTCCAATGCTCCGGGTCCGGCTTGAACGGCGGAACCTTGTTCGGATTGTGATGTCTTCTCATAATTAAAAAGCTGTATATCTCGTTCTACGTATATCTTCTAGCCTTTCACGAACAGAAAGCCGTCTTTCAAGCGAAGAATCGAACTTTTTGGCTATCTGCTCGAATTTGAAAATCATTAGGTCATCCTCAGAAACCTTCCACATCTTCTCCAGCCACTCGTTATTGAGGCGCTCTGTGGTTTTTCTGATTCTGTCGCCGTAGAGGATTTCGAGCAGCATCTTGTCAAAACCACCTTCCTGTTCAAAGCTCACGTCAAGCATTACGCTGTGATTCTTGTATCGGCAAGACGACATCTTGATACCAGACTCGAACGCTTTGTCCACAACATTATGAATAGATCCGCGAATTCTGTCGCCATCTATAAAGGCATCGGATATACAAAACATAAGTTCTTCTCCCATAAGCTACAAACATTTAAATGAAACGCTGTTCAACGTTCTGTTCACCGCAATCTCCCTCTCGTTACACATGGTCCTCATGCACTCCAGGACATCCTCGCGAACAGCAGTCATAATCTCGCTCATCGAAGCGGTGGCCGGAACAATATTCCCATCAGCCTTCTTCTTCGTGATACGGGATATAATCTCCTTGATATATTCCTTGTCTATCATAGAAATCTGTTTTATAACCGTTAATCATCAGGCTGAATGAAGCTCTCAGGCTGCTTGATGTCCTCCTCACCACGCAATTTATTCTTCACGTCATTGATGAGAAGCTCCTGCTTAAGGTCAATCATCTGCGCGCCGTACACCTGATACGTCATTCCTCCCTGTGACCTCTTCTTGAAGAAGCCGTACTTGTCGCTCATATCACGCCCGAACTTCTGAATCGTAGGGATATCCTTCTCCTCGACATCGTTTGCCTTGCAGAACTCGACGAACCTCTCGTACATCTCCTTGGCAAGCATGCACTCCGAAATCTCGCCCCTCGCCTCTTGACTGCACCTCATATCATACGCCCTTATCCAGGCATATATAGGATTGCTTCCTAGAAGAGAGATGAGCAGCTGCCTTCTGCTGCCCTCAGCTGCCGGGAACCTGTACTTCCTGCTCCTCAGCTCCATCGCGCCACGGAATATCCAGTTGAACACTCCGCTCAGCTCTTCACGGATGATCTTGCTCGCCAGCTCCGGGTCCTGCCTCTCCTTAGGGATGGTGACATCGAAGCTCACGTACTGCAAGCGTCTGATGAATCCGAGCGACGCATCATCAGGGAACGGAAGCTCGTTGAGGTTGAAGATGAGGTAGGGGATTGAGTTTCCCTCCAGGATATCCCTGCCGAGCTTTCTCATCGGGACTGGCTCGCCGCTCACGAGTCTCTTGAACATACCGGTGTTCTTCCTTCCGAACTTCTTCGGGTCGGAATCGGAAGACCAGTTGAAGATGGCGTTCCTTATAGGATACCTTCCCCTCATTCCCTCGTCACCGTCAGCAGTGAGGTCGGCGTAGTCCATCTTGCTTATCCTGTCCTTGCCGAATATGTTGCAGGCGACGTCGAAGATGACGCTCTTTCCGTTGGCTCCAGTACCTATAAGGAGAAGGCAGAGCTCAATCTTCGATGATTCCTTCCCCTCGTACGGATTGTATGCAGTACCTCTCTGTATGAGACCGAGACCAAGGAACATCTGGAGGATCATCCTCGACGTCCTGTCTGGGAGGACCTCCTTGATGAAGTTCATCCACCTGTCGCACTTCGCCTTCGGATTGTAGTCGTATGGGTGGTAGTATGTGACATGGTACTCGGGAGAGAACGGCATCACGTTCGGATACTTCAGACCGCTGCCGAAGTCAACAACTCCGTTGGCGAATGCAACAATGTCGAAGGTAGGTCTCAGTATGTTGTAGCACTCTATCACCTCCATGAACGACTTGTTCATCACCGTACTGATGCCGAGCATCGGAGCCATGGCCAGGTCGAGGAGCAGAAGCTGGTAAGCCTGTTCCAAAACTATCTTCGGAACAGCTTCGTATATCTTGCCGTTGAACATGTAGTAAGCACCGTTGTAGTACTTCACCGGAGCCTTCTTCGCCAGACGTCTCATTGACCTGATGAAATTAGACTTCAGCTTGTTGTACTTCTCAGAGTTTGCCTTGCCCCAGTCCTGGCAACGGAGCTCTTCGAAGCCGTACTCGTCATGCCTCGAAAGGTCAAGCAACTGAGCGTGCAATGTGTCTATAGCAATACCATTTTCCATTTATGTACAATAATAATATTAATTTTCCGTTATTGTGTAGGATAAACCCCGATAAACAGGGGCTTTCTGAAGGATAACACGTGTCAGGTCGTCCTTACAACATGTCGTCTATAAAATATCGACAATACAAAGATACAGATAATATCCTGAATATCCGGTAAAACCCTAGTAAATAAAGGGTATAAATATACATTTTAGGTATACATTAAATGAAGGATAGGTATACATTTACGGTTTGGTCTGCAAAGTAAGAGTTTATGCTATCAAATGTTAATAAATAACTGATGTATGAATATGCATAATTATCCTTTATGGAGGAAAGTAATTAAACTTTACAAAAAGGCTGAAAAATCGGAAGAAAAAATTTTTAGATGAGGTGACTACCGCGCTGATTTATAGCTGCAAAGGGGGTGTGGGGGTGTTTCTTCTGAAATTGTTACATTTTATGTCGGTTTATATAGTGTAAACCATCGTGAAACAATATTTTTGTAATTATTTCAAATTGTCGGTTTATATTTATAAAAAATTTATGTAACCCCTTAATAACCAACACTTTATAACTTTGTTTATATTCATTTTCTTGCATAAATATACATTGTTACTATTCCGTGAAACATCAAAACTTATTACAAGATACTTGACCAAAATATATTTACTATATTTATGCATGTATAAATATTCGTCTTTAACTTATTGAATACATTTTAACGAAAAAGGTAAAAGATTACTACAAATATAGTTAAAAACATTAACATAAACTGCCACTTTGGCGGGTATAACTACCTGTAAATCAAGTAGTTAGCAATTTGTAAAGATTAATGTTTCTTAAGTTAAATATTTAACAATTACTGCCACTATAGTTTTATAAATGCTTGATTACCAACTAGTTACTAGCCTGCTCGTTGGCGAAAACGTTAATTTATTTAAACCTTAACAACTACTGACAAACGCTGTAATTATTACAAACGGCTAACTACTTATAAATCAAGTACTTACAAAATGTTAAATGCATAAATACTCAATTTTTTACTGGTAGTTTGGCACGTGGTTTGTAATTATGTAGGTAACAAGTGATATTACTTGTTATTCATTTAGACAATTTAGATATGAACGATTTAGAGTTGAAAGGTGCTCAAGGATACGAGCACGCTAGTACTAAGGTTGCTAGTTATGTAACTGAGTGCAAAGGTAGCGCAGTTTTAGCGCAGAGTTTAGAGGTGCTTAATAGTTACCGCAAAAAGCTATTAAGCGAGTGCAAAGATAGCGAAGTTGTAAGCGCTAAAAAAGCACTTGATGTTGCACGTGCTAAGTACAACAAGCTAGCAACAAATTACGTGCTTTCAGATGAAAGCTACTGCAATTTGCAAACCGAATGCGTTCGCTCCGCTGTTAGCGAGTTTTCTCGCAAACATAAACTGCCTAATTTCTTTGCGTGGTTTGATAACAACAATAAAGACGTGCAAACTACAATTATCGATAGTTTGCAAAGACTAGGCAGCAAATTGTGCTCATTACATCAAGCCTTTGCAAGTGGTGCAAAGGTAGCAAAGAAGAAGAGTGAAAGCATAACAGACTTGCAAAAGCAAATAGCAGAGTTACAGGCAAAACTAGCCGCTGCACAAAAGTAGTAACTAGATAGGTAGCGAAAAACTACCTATCTTTTACCCCTTACATTTTCCCCACTGACTATCTAGTAGGTAGCCAGTGGGAAATTTTACTCCAGGTTTTTCAACTTGGAGCGGGTCGTCGTACCCTTATTTTTCCCACACGATTTGGTAAACCTTGTCGTGGTGTGTGGGCTTAACTCAGAGAGAGAATTTATTCTCCCTCAGGGGACTAATTGCCAAAATTTCAGAGAAGTATCTCAGTAAATCGAGAGTGCGAGAGGCACACCGAGATGGGAGAGAGTAACGTGTTACTCGGAGACATCCATCCGAGAGATACGCAAAAATTCCTGGCGTGAGCGTCGAATGAGATGAGACGGCACGACGGCTAGGGGATTTGTATCATCTAGCGAGATGAGAGTTTTAGAAAGAAATCATAATTCATATTCTATTCGGTGTTGTGAGCCGTTCGGGAGTGGTTACCCGAGAAATCCCAGTGTGTGCAATCACGATTGCAGCGTTCAAGGTACACACTATCCACGCTGACTGAAATCGGTTGCTTGTCATCCGTGCGAGATTTATCTCCTCAGAAATAAACAAGCTGCTGGCAGAAGCATAAAATCTGTAGGGTGTGAGCCACGTAGTTAAGACGATAAAGATAAAACGTGGTGCAAAGATGCACATCCTGGCTAACGGGGCGGGGAGAAATCTCCGCTCTACAATTATGAACCATTTAAAAATTAGAATTATGAAAGAACAGATTTTGAAGAAGATAGGAAAGACGCTTGTGCGTATTAATGTAACAGACCAGAGTGCAGAGGATGCCTACGATGAACTCGTTAACAGCAGCCCTCGCCTGTTTGGTATGCTTTCCAGTATCTACAAGACTGAATGATGAAGAAGAAAGATTCGCTTGGTCTGCTGGAATCGCCTAAAATCCCTACGTTTGTAGGGAACAATAACCAAAAATATTAGAATTATGAGTACGCTGAGAATTAAATGCCTCGATATGTGCGAGGTTGAGAGTATCATTGCAGATGCTCAGGAGATTTTGAGTCACGTAGAATTCGGGTCGCTAAAGAATGGTGTGCTTACATTATTCTGCGTGGCGTGAGCCTAAAAATCTGTAGCCAGTACGATAATTGTCGTGTGTGGCTACGGAACAATTACCAATAAAATTAGAATTATGAAAGCAAGACAGATTATTTATTCAAGTACGATAATTGTGCTTGGATTTTTTCAGAGCGTGCCGGCATTCATGTGCTTGGCAAGTACGATAATTCTCCTGAATGTGCTTGGAGTTCTTTATGGGATTCTGCTTGTATATTTGTGGAGAAGTACGATAATTGGCAGGTGGTTCTTCAGGGAGTTGTGGAGATCTACACTCCGCTTGGAGAATTTCATCCTGCCTGGAGTGTGAGAGATTTGAAAAGTACGATAATTGTGCTTGGAGAAATCTAGGCAGTACGATAATATATAACCAATCAAACAAGAGAATTATGGATAGAATATTAAAGCAAGATTTGAGCAAGAATGAGATTGTCGACCTCTTGCGTGGAATGGATGCAGAGGAAGTTGAGGGCAATTTCTCTGTACGTCGTGTCCTGATTGATACACAGGCGTGTGACGTATTCGGCGGAGAACCTGAGGATTCTTATCCTCTCATCCCTGGTACGTACATGGCATTGTATTACAAGAGTATTGTCGATGACCCGTATCCGTTTTTCGAGAAAATATGTGGAAACATAATAAATGACGATGACAAATGTCAAATGCTTATGAACGGAGATGGTTGCATTCGTATTTTCATGCTCAACAAGTACGAGTAGCCAAAAATGTGCTCAGGCATTTTCCTGGGCATACTATGTAGAACCATTAAACAATTTGAATTATGTTAGACAGAAAATCACAGAAGAATTTTGAGCGTGCGCTTATGCATGAGATGGAGAAGATCAAGATTGCTGCACGCCAGTGGCACAATAATAACACCAGAGGCTACAGAGATTATCGTAGCAAGAAAACTATCTCCAAGAGTTTCTCTGAGATTGCAGTATTGTGCATGAGCTAAATGTGCGTGGCGATTGTCACGCATACAATTATTCACCAAAAATTATAGATTATGATAGATGAAGAATACAAGGAGAACGAAGAGTACATTAACTCTACGATTTTGCCTAAGTTGCAGGAGATTCAGAGAGAAGTATTGAAAAATCAATCAAGACTGAGCCTTGATGTTAGCGTTAGCAATAAAAACGGCGAAGGGTATATAAGTTGTTTTGCCTGTGTCATGAATGACATGGGAGAAATAACGGATACTTGTTTTCCACGTTTCATCTGCGTATGCAGCAAAGAGGAGATTGACGAGCGGCTTAACGAGCTTAAAGAGTTCATCAAGAAGTACATAGCCTGAAAATTGAGCGTGGCGATTGTCACGCTCTCCTACAAACCAAAATGCAGGAATTATGAAAAAAGACATCTTTAGTTTTTTAGGAGTATTGGTGATATCTATGCTCCTTGTAGGTTGTGGAGTGTATGCGCAGAAATTAGAGAGCGACAAATCTCAGTTAAAAGAAGACGTGCGCAGATTAATGAATGACATCGACGACGGAGGAGACACGGATAAATATCTGTGCGGTCCTGATTACGTAGAGAGGTTATGGAAATGGTCACACAACCAGTAGCCAGAACTGGGCAGTACGATAATGTGCTGCCTGCTATTAACCAAAACATATAGAATTATGGAAACAGTAAGAGTAACTGACAGACACGGAATAGAGCGAGAGTGGGATATAGTCACAGAGAGATGTGTAGGGTGCTGCTTTCACGGATTGATGGATGGCAAGATTCATTGCTGTCCTCATAGTATTGCGTGCGGTGACAAGTAGCCAAATCTGCGGGGCACGTCCTGTGTCCTGCATCCATTATTAACCAAATCAAATTCAGAATTATGACAGACGGAGACAGAAAGTTCCTTGCCAGGCTCGTCGCGAGTCACAAGGCAGTTATCAGCGAGGAGTGCAGACGTAAGAACCTCGACAAGAGCGAGTATTTCAGACGCGTAGCACGTGCAGACAAGAAGGCTCAGGAGATTGAGCAATCGTGCATGCGACCTCGCAAGTTCTAGCCAAACATTCTGTGCAGTCTATCTGCACAGAAACCATGTTAAACCATCAAAATTAAAGAATTATGGAGAAAATGACACAGAAAGAGTTGAAGAGACTCGTTAGAGTAGGAGCTGCCAAGGATATAACACACAGTTCAAGCCGTGCAGCCATCCCGGAAGAATATAGTCAGGTAGGCTATTCTTCCGGTGTGTACGGATGCAACGGAATGCTGTTCCGTGGTCACAGCGGAAAGCTGTATGCCATTTGTGCAAGAACTACGGCTATCTGGGTTTTCGGCTAAAATTACGGGTAAGCGTATGGTGCGCTTGCTCGTTTCTATTATCAACCAAAATACAGAAATATGAATATACAGAAAGTATGGGATGCGTTTATCAATGAAAATGATAATCCATCATTCGTAAAGATGGCATATGCCGTAGTACATCAGCTTGGCGGTGTTAATGAAGACACACTGCTTAATTCTCTCGATAGTTGCAGAAATGCAAATGACGGGTACACTGGATTCTGTTATCCTTATCAGACAAGCAAGTTCTGGAACGAGAACAAGAGTGCTATCATGGAGAATATGCACGAGCTTGCCGATGATTTGGGTGAAGACCTTATCACGATGATTAAGGGCTTCGGGAATTTCAAGGACGACAAATCTGTCACCTATGATGCTATCGGCAAGGCTCTGTATGCTCCTTTTAATGAGGGCGAGAGCAGATACATCTACGACACATTTGCAAAGTATGCACTGGAAGAGGTTGCGAATCGATTCCAGGACTGGTGGTACGAGCAGGACGAAAGTGAGTTCGATTAGCCAAACCAATCCTCACTCCCACGGGTGGGGATTTCTATTAACCAACAATTACAGAATTATGAGTGATTTAGAGAAAATACTTAATGACGATTTGCTGAAGTGTAAAATCGTTGAGTCAGTAGAGAATCCTGTTAGGCGTGTGGACCTCATCAAGTGGACGCACGACAATACATACTCTATTGCAGAGGTACGCAAGGATACCGGTAAGCTAGAGGTCACAGACTTGAAAGCTGCCAGTGGTCTTGACGCATACAAGCATTTCTACAGAAATTATGGCGACATTGCCATATGTGGCTAAAACTCCCCACGATAATGTGGAGAACCATTATGAACCATTAAACAGATGAATTATGGAAAAGAATATTTGGGAATATGTTATGAACAGCAAGGGTGAGGTTATCGAGAAAGTAGCCGATTATATCGGTGTTGAAAGCTTCGCCAAGGTAATCGAGAGCCTATATCGTGAGTGTCTTGATAATTTCGATGACGCAGATGATCTAGAAGAATACATTGCCGATTTGTACGGAAAGAATATCCAGTCTCTTGCATGGGAGTTTACCCATAAGGTAAACAGAGAGATGAAGAAATATCTCCATCTTAATGACCAGCGCATGGATGGTAATTTTGCCAATCTGTACAACGATTATCCTAGACACGTTACAGGTACGTTCTGGGCGACGGACTACGATGGCGACGATTACTACGATTTTTATCCTCAGATGGTAGCCAGACTTGATGCAGCAGAAGACAGCGAACAGGCTAGCAAGGACAGAGCGTACCTCGAAGAATGGTATTTCGAAGCATTCGGTACGTACAACATCAAGTACAATTTCGGCAATTACCTTGAAGAGGTTCACTCCATGATGGAGGAAGATTACGAGGAAGCCTAACAATATCCCCTAGCATGGGGGTATTCAATGTTAAACCATTTAAATGATATTAGATATGAGTTACGAATTTGCTAAGAAGGAGATTGGTGATTACAGAATCACCATTTACCAGGATGAGGATGCCGAATGCCCTTGCACAGAATGGGATTTGGCAGGCGTTTACTTCTGGGACTATTCCGACTACGGATACAATAGAGGTCTGTCTCGTGTTTGCAGCAGCGAAGTTGACGCTAAGGATGCAGAGGATGCTTTGAAAGAGCTTGTCTGCAAATATGTGTCACAAAAGAAGATCATCGACTACATCAATAGCGAAAATGTCGATAGCTTCCGTATGCGCTATGACAAGAGCGAGCACATGTGGTATCTTGAGAATCTGTACAAGGGTGAGTGGTACAACCACGAAGAGTTCTGTCCGAGCGACTTGAAGAGATTCGACTATAGAGAGGAGCTTTGTGATATCCTCGAAGAGGACGATTTCACGTATCTTCTGCATGACTGCAAGGATATTGCATTCTACGAGTGGTCTTCTACTGGATACAGCCAGGGAGATTATGTCAGCGGATATGCCTACTGCGACAAGGAGCGCTTCAAGAAGATGGTGGATACGAATACCAAGAACTGGAAGAATCGTGCCATCGAGCTGTTTGAGAGCGAAGTCAAGAATATTGGTATGTGGATGTGGGGTGATGTAAAAGGTTACGTCCTAGAAAAGAAACGCCCGTATACAAAATCGTACGAAGACGGTAAATCTTCTGATTCCTACGAGTGGGAAAAGATTGATTCCTGCTGGGGAGAGTACTACGAGGACTCTGACGAGCTGATTAAAGACGCTCTCGAAGAGAATGGAATCAAGCTAAAAGAAACAGCCTAACAAGGGGAGCTTGCATGCTCCTCTTCCATTAACCAATTAAATAGAATTATGGGAAAGATTACAATTTCACAGAAGGGAAGTAGAACTATCTACAGAGTGAACAGAAAAATCGTGTGCTATCGTGACGGGCACAAGTATTGTGTGGGCAAGCCATCATCTGGCAGCACCCATATCGAGTTTGATGCCTTATCCGAGAATATTGCACACGAGAGATGCATTGAGATTTGTGAGCGTAGAATCAATGCGGAGATGAAGTATCAGAATCCTGTCGCATACAACGCCCACAGAGTATTGAACGCATTAGCCTAAAAGATAGCCTCCGGGCTATCACTATTAACCAATTAAACAAAGAGAATTATGACACAAGTTAATTTAGGAACTCGCACGGCAAATTTACGTGCAGCTTATAGCGATTTGAAAGATGGATATACCATTATCGTTGGGAAACTAAAGATGTGGATATACACTTGTAAAAGATGCGGTCCGTCGTATGGCAAGGATTATATAGCCTGCGATCATTATGGTGGGCAGTGGGCAATAGGAGTAAATTTCAAGGATTTTACAGACCAAATGCGTAAATTTGGAGAAGGAAAACTTGCTTACAACAAAGAGTGGTAGCCTAAAAACGGAGGGAGCAATCCCTCTGACATTATTAACCAACAAATTATGAGATTATGAATATAGCGATTTTAGATTATTCGGCATCAGAAGTAAGACTGATTAAGAACTGCCCGGATTCATGGGAAGAAGAGCAGATTGAGGAGTATATCTACGGAGAAGACGGACTCGACCTCAGTGAAAGCAGTACATACTACATGTGCGGTGATGCGGTCAGTATCAAGCAGGAAGAATACAAGCCATAAAAGCGGAGCGTCATGGCTCCGTACTATTAACCAAATTATTAAAGATTATGAAGAGATATTACGTATCAGTCACAGAGCATTTAAACAAGGTAGTCAGCGTTGATGCTGAGAGTGAGGAAGAAGCAGTAAATGCGGTGCAGGATACCTACAATAACTGCGATATTGTTCTCGATTCGGACGATTTTACAGGAGAAGTGGTACAAGTTGAACCTGACCAGGAATTCTATGTCGATTACGAGAAAGATTACGGCGAGACTTATCAGCACATCGACTAAGCTAAAAAAGGAGCGAATTGTCGCTCCTTACTATTAACCAAAATATAGAGATTATGAAGTATTATGTATCAGTAACTGAAATGCTCAATACCGTAGTGCGTGTCGAAGCTGAGAGTGAGAAAGAAGCTATAGACAAAGCCAAGTACGAGTATAGTGACGGAGTAATTGAACTCACTCGCGAAGATAACTACAGCGGTGAGCAATTTGAGATTGATGACGATCAGGAGTACTGGAGAGAAGCTGAAGAAAATGGCAACACAGTACTCCAGCACATCGACTAGCCAAACGGGGAGAGCAATCTCCCTACCAATAACCAAAACATTATAGATATGAAGAATTTAGGAATACAGGACATCTGTACGATTAAGCATGGACTAGCGGCATTGATAGCCAACGAGAAGGTCACTCTTAAAATCGCCATCAAGAAAGACGACAAAGAACAGATAGAGAGAAGTAACTCATATATCGATGAGGTAAATGCAGTTATCAGAAAACTAAACTCGTAGGAATCATGGAGAATCAGGCAGAGTTAGCAGACAAGCTTACATCGATAGCTTGTTCAGAAGAGTATTGGAAAAGACTGCACGCAGGAGAAATGAAAATCCAGAAATGGTGGCAGGAGTATATGAAACGAAAAGCTAAAAAGCGCAGCTAAGGACTGCGCACAATAACCAAAACATAAGAATTATGAATGAAGACAGAATCCTAGAGATGTTCTTCGAGAAAGCCAGATGGCAGTATGCCATTGAGAAAGGCTTATTCAAGGACATGAACAAAGCAGTAATGTATCAGCTTACAACGCCGGAGGCTCGTCTGGCTATGTATCAGAGGATCAAGAGCGGCAATTACAAGATAATGCCGCCACATACAGCAAAAATTCCGAAAGACAACGGAGATTTCCGTACGGTCTATGTGAATGAGCCTGTAGATAGAATCCTTTTGAGTATAGCAAACGACCTCTTGTTCGAGCTGATGCCAGAGATGGTGCATCCACGCTGTACGTCGTACCAGAAAGGTATCGGCTGCGGTCGTGTGGTGCAAGATGTGTCTCGGATAATATACTCAGCAGATGGTAAAATCATCGGATGGAAAGGTGACTTCTCTAAGTACTTTGATTCTGTGCCAATTCGGTTCATCGACTGGGCATTTGACAAGGTAGAAGAGAAGTACGGAAAATCAGCACTGATAGATGTCATTCGTGACTACTATCACACAGATATCTATTTCGATGAGGACAACAACCTCTGCGAGAAGTATCAGTCCCTAAAACAGGGATGCTCTGTTGCTGCATGGCTGGCTGATGTCATTCTCTATCATCTTGACGACAAGCTATCTAAGCTTAACGGATATTACGTCCGCTATTCAGATGATACGCTGTTTGTCGGTGAAGACTATGCGAAAGCCATGGATATCATGAAGAGCGAGCTGGAGATGATGCAGATGACGCTCAACCCAAAGAAGGTTGAGTATCTTGATGCTAATCACTGGTTCAAGTTCCTCGGATATTCCATCAAGGGTCACAATATCTCCCTGTCGTCCACACGTATCAAGACCTTTCAGAAGGAAATTGAGAAGAGGACGATAAAGAAACGTGATACCACGATGACGAAAGCCATCAATGCAGTAAACAGGTATCTTTACAAGGGGTACTGCGATTATTCCTGGTCGACTCAGGTTCTTCCGGTCATAAACGTGAAAGAGGACATCGACAAACTCAACACCTTCGTCATGGACTGCATCCGTGCGGTCAAGACAGGCAAGAGAAAGGTCGGTGGTCTCGGATACGTGAAGACTCAGGCTGTAGGTTGCATAGACCGAGGTCGTGGCAGAAACGTGAAAGCCAACAGGAGTAAGACAGAGAGCGAAATCAAGGGGTATCTATCAATCGGCTGTGCTCAGAATGCCTTGCGAACGAGCAGGGCAGCGTACAACACATTGGTGAATACTCTGTAGATGAGCATCCTAGCGCAAGGATTTTGCCGGAATGAAGACGCAAGGTTTTAAATATCCCGGTTGCGGAGTGCATGGACCAATCTCTTAGTAAGAGAGGGTCCTACGCTCGTCCTAAACCGGACATTATCAATCTGATATAGCTATGCGCAGCATCTTCTGACCGGCAGACTCTGTAACCGAGCACACGGACGTGGGAGAAGGACGGACAGATTCAGGCGACGCCTCTATAACATCATCTGAACATCCGACAATGCATGGATGTTCATATAACCGCACAAGGCGTAGCTCATCAACGAAGTACAGAAATGTGACATTCCGTATGACCACCACCGGTGGCGCACACCACCACTCCCTGACGGATGGTTGAAGTTTATGCAACAGGTCTCTTAACCAGAGTAGTTGATCCTGGACGGCTGCGCAGTGGGCGCATTGTCCTGGATCACCTAGTCTGGCGAATCCTGTGTCAAATCAGAAACATAAAGTATTGTGCCGAGCCATCGGTCATGGAACCACCCGAGCACGAGGGTAGTCTTCAGAGGAGAGCAGAGTTTACGGAACTGTTACGAATCTCGCCGGCCTCCCCGGAACACTATCCGGGTATTCCGGCGATACATAACAGCTCAAATCAAACTGCTAGAGCTACGTGCCACGCTCTCAGATGAAGACAACGTTATTGCCAAACGAGGTACACGAGGAGGTTGCGTATTTACAAACCCGCTGGTAAATAACGCGGGGAGGCATCCTTAGAGCAACGATGCTCCCCGCGTAAACCAGCTGGTTAAATCATCAGCCTATAGTAAGACAACAGACCTATGAGTGTACCTACAACAACCAAAGTGAATTGCATCACGACTTATCAAGAGTATGAGGTTTAATGTCACGTGAGTGGAATACCTGCGACGGCCGATATCTCCGCCGTCGCAGGTATCCAATCCACGGGACCTAATCGTGAACATATATCCATGCAACATAATACATGAGATAAGTCATGCGCATTGCAGCGATGTCTGACAAGTTCTGAGAGTTTATCGAGCGTTTCATTGATTCTGAAGCCAAGGATGGGGAAGCGTACGCTTCCTGAGGTTGGCTTCATAACAATGTCACGCCCTTAATCAAAAACTTAAAGCAATGCAACGTATCAGGTTGAGTCAGACTAGGTTATTGCGAGCCGAATGGTGCGCAAGGAGAATAGATTGTACAATACGGTATCAATCATCCTGAAGATCCAGGTGGTTACCTGGATCTGTCAGGACTTAGATACAGTATTAATCAAGACCTTATAGTTACGCAACAGATTCTCTGAGCGCACTCCTATTTACCAATATTTAAGAATTATGAACAGCAAATTACTAAAGAAGCTTGAGGAAATCAAGAAAGAGTACGAAACGTCAGAAGTTTGCATGGGTGAGATGCTTGATTCTATAAGTGCAGACGGATTCTCTATCGAGGATGCTCACTGGTTGTATATGCGTGCAATGGAGTGGGCGAACGGAGATAAGTTCTATATCCACGTCGGAGAAGACGAAGATGTACTGAGTAAGGATGAACTCGAAGAAGCCAATTTGATAGTGCTAGAATAAGCACTATCCCTATTAACCAATACAATAGAATTATGACATACGACGAGATTATCAATGCAGTTGAGAATGGTGCTAAGTTCACCATCAACTTCCAGAAGAGAACATGTAGGGTGAATGGAAAGGTAGTAATGTCCGAGGAAGATAAGCCGAAAGATACACCTTACCTGACACATGCAGTAGTTCTGTTCGCGATAGAACAGAGATATAAGGCATACAAGCATTCTGTGCCTTCGGAACGCTCTGAATCCCATCGCCGCTACTACTTCAAGGCTTTGCCTGAGAAAGAGCTCTCAGACGAAGATATGATGTATGGTGAGCGACGGGAGGTAGCTAGATGTAAGCTGGAGCTATACATACTGATTCAGCTTCTCAGAGGCAACCTCGCATGGGAGAACAGATGGGGCAGATGGTTCTGGAAGTCAGAGAACGACAAGGAACTGATTATCCTCAGAGACTGGATTGAGCCAAACAAGGGTGGGGCGTAAGCCTCATCCACTAGAGTTAAATAAATTTTTAGTAACCAATTTAAAATAATTAGAATTATGAAGCAGATTGTAACAATCACTGGTGAGAACTTGAACATCGTAACAAAAAACGTAGAGGCTACAGCAGCTACCCAGAAGACCAAGGCGCAGATGCGTCTCGAAGCTCTTAAGGCAGCAGGCGTTGATACTAGTAAATATTTCCCTCTCGGTGACGACCAGCTTATCAAGATCGAAAATGGCGCAGCAGTTCCTGTAGACATGGACGATGCGACCATCGATGCTGTAGGCAAGCAGATTGTCGAGGGTGGATACGTAAGTAACTGGAAGCTCTTCCGTCGTTGGGTGATGAGCCAGATGTTTCACATGTTGCGAGACATGGAGAAGGACGGCAAGTCATTCAACGAGGTGTTGCAGAAGAAAGGCTACGAGTATCAGTGGCGCATGTTGGAGAACGAGCTGTATGCTCAGATGAAGATGTGTGACCACAAGGACTACGAGAACGTCAAGGCGAGAAATCGTTGGTTCAACGGAGTTGTAGCACACGACATGGCTATTGACTACATCAGCAAGCTCCGCAGCTATATCGACGACAAGTGCATCTACACTGTCAAGAAAGACAAGGATGGAAACAAGAAGAAGAAAGACAAGGATGGAAACAAGAAGAAGAAAGACAAGGATGGAAACAAGAAGAAGAAAGACAAGGATGGAAACAAGAAGAAGACATACAAGCATACCTGCAAGGGCAATCCTTATATCCGTCTTCAGAACGAAAACATCTTCGTTGCTGACTTGGATAGAAAGGTATACAATCCTCTCCGTGACCTTGCCAACAAGATGAGTGCTGTAGAAACCTACAGGGAACTCTACGATGCCGTTCGCAAGTTCAACAAGAACCGCAAGCATCTCGCGTGGGATACCAAGCAGGCTGATGCGTTCATTACTGCCTACAAGGGTTCAGGTTCCTACTACACGATGAGAAACCTCATCATGTTCCACGGAGCAAGATTCATGAAGAACGGACGAAAGATGTCAGAGGCCAATTCTCTGAAAGAGCTTGACTCTAAAGCCAAGCTCTACGATGAAGAGGGTTGGAAGATGCTCGGTGTACTCAAGCAGCTTATCAAGGACAATAATATCAGCGTCCAGGGCAAGATTCTTGAATGGAAGAAAGCCAAGAGCGAGAACAAGTAATCATCAGTAAGACGTAAGGTTCGCCGCCTGAAGAATGGTGGCCCGGCAGCTTGTGTTTACAAGAGCTTCTGCAACGAGAGGATCTCCTCCAGTTACTACTGGAGGTAATCCTTCGAGCTAAAGCTCTCTAGATCGAACTTATAGAGTAAGGCGCCAGCCGGGAGCCATGCTAGCCAAAAGTCGGTTACTGATTCGGTAACCGATTCAATGTTTAACCAATAAAATGAGGAATTATGAAGGAAATAAAGAAGATAATCTATGTAGACAAGCTTACCCCTGCACCCCTTGACAACAAGAATGTCATGCTAGACTGGTGGGAAGAGAATATGTTCGACGACGGAAGCTACGCATTCTCAGGTAATACGTATCTAGGATTCATTGCCGGTGTTCCGGTAATGGCCACCGTAAAGAACAATGTTGTCGAGCTGAAATGCATCCCGCAGCCCTACAGAAGCACGGACAAGCTTGATGATTTCGGAAATGCAGTCATAAAAAACTTGACTGAAGACGAATGTCACCTAACGACCTACATGGTTCCGGCGTACATGCAGTACATAGATGACGAGCGTGAGGGAGACGCAAAGCTATTAATATCGTTCTCCATCTACGAAGACGAAGCGACGATTTCATTCCATTGGAACGTACCGAAAGATTAGCCAAACAGGTCAGCCAATATCGGCTGACTACTCATATCATAACTAAATTTTGTTTAAATGGTTCAAGCCGGTCTGTCGTGAGACACGCCGGTTTTTTGTTCGCAAAGTTTAACCAATCAAATTAGAATTATGAGTAGAAATTACTGGACATTAGGTAAGGAAGGAATGAAGACTCGTCTGTCAAAGGCACAGGCAGCTTACGAGAACGCATTAGAGAACGTCAGCGACTTGCATGTCAAGATCAGCGATGGCAACAACAAGTTGGGAGCAATCCCATCTGTATCGCTTATCCCGGTCATGGATTGCGGTAACTGTGCAATCTGTGCGAAGAGCTGCTACGACCTGCGCAATGACATGATTTACAAGGAGGTCATCAAGACGAGAGCTATCAATTCTGCAATCTACCATGAGGATCCCGAGCGATACTTCAAGGAAATTGATGGGTATCTCGACTACCGATTCCCTCGTGCATTCCGATTCCACATCGTCGGCGACATACAGGACAAATGGTATCTTGATAAGATGTGCGAGATTGCTCGCAAGCATAAGGATACCAAGTTCCTGGCGTTCACGAAGATGTTCGATGTGTGTAACGAGTATCTCGATGAGGGCAACGTCATTCCTGAGAACATGCACATCCTATTCAGCGGATGGCTTGGTCTCAAGATGGACAACCGCCACGGATTCCCTGAGGCGCATCCTATCTTCGAGAGCGGAACATCTGCTCCGGAAGGAACACGTCTGTGTACCGGAAATTGCACAGAGTGTCTGAAGGAAGATAGGTTGTGCTGGTCTATCGGGAAAGGACAGGCGGTAGGATTCCTCGCACACTAGCCAAAAGCCTCGTCGGGAATGACGGGGTACTATGTCTAACCAATTAAAATTTTGAATTATGACAACAGCAAGAAGAGGTACAAGAATGCTCAAAGCTTCCGACATCATGAAGAGAAAGGGCATTGTCCAGAAACAGATGGACATGAACAAGTTCAACGAGGTTATAGAGAATTTCTTTATGACCCACGAGCCTAAGGATACGATTCTACTTACGCCGAAGAGATTCATTGAGATGGATAACCCGCCAGAGGGAGACTTCATCGACTATCTCGATGTCAGCGTCTGGGAGAAGAAGAGCGAGGACCCGGATGACCCGTTCGACTTCATTGACTATCAGTTCATGAAGAAGAACGGTATGCTCCGTCCTATCCTTATGGTGAACGAGCCTTTCATCGGCAATGCTGCCGGGTGGCTGAGAGACTTTTGCGGATTCACTGTGAAGAGCAGAACACGAAAGAAAAAGAAAGAATATATCGTGTCTCTGCCGGTGTAAAGCCAAACAAGGCGTGGAACATTATTGTTTCACGCTCCCAGTATTAACCAATTAAAATTTATGAATATGACTGATATTGAAAGAGTAAAGAGATTCGCATCCGAGAATGATTACCCAGGTGAGACATTGGACACAATAAACTGCTTCCGCAGACACAGTAAAACTCCAAAGGAAGACCTCGATAGCCTGGACAAGGCAACCGATGAGGACTGGCTAGGTCTTATCGATGAGTACGAGGGCAATGGAATCAACTGGAAGGGAGAGTTCTCGGACGTTAACGGAAACAGCGTAACGCTTGGCGACAAGGTTATATGGAACAATCCGGATCCTGATGATTTCGATAAGTGGTACGAGAATTTCAAGATATGCACCGTAGATGATATATCAGGAGACCGAATATCACTCAAGGACGATGACGGAGATACGTTCGATGTAACCGAGGATGAATGTACTTTAGTTCGAAAGCTTGACTACAAGCTCTATGAGGACGAGAAGTATCACTATGGAGTGTGTGGGATGCTCCAGGATATCGAGAATGCCCGCACAATGACGAGCTATATACACGATGACGACCTCAGATGGAAGCTTGATGCTGCGTGCAGATGGTTCAAGGAACACATTGAGGCTGAGATTGCCAATCATATCGTAGAGAACCAGTAAGCCAAACAAGCCTGCCGGGAACGGTGGGCATCAAGTCAAACCAAAATATTAAGATTATGGATAGAAAAGTATTGAAAGACAAGATTGACGAGTTGCGTTCAACGGCAAAGATGGAACTTGCATGCACCATCCGTGAGATAATGAGAGAGCACAATGTGCAGAAGAAAGAACTTGGCTGGCCTGTAGTAGTCAACAATAGCAGTCTTGTAGATATTGTAGAGTTAGGTAGTGGTGATACCGATATCCCGGTTTTCACCATAAGTGTCGGTGCCGGCTATTATAAAGAACCTCACAAGGTAGGTGCATTGGACGATTGCGTATCGGTCGAGCTACTCGCTGATATTGCGACCGGGTTGAATAACGAACTGAGTGGATACGTCAGCACTTATGTGGCAAAGTACAGATTCATCTATGAAGACGGAACTACTGCTGACATGGATGAGCCTTATGTATTCCTTGCAGAATCAGAAAGAGATGCCAAAGATAAGGCAGATGACTATGCAGAGGTATGGAATGACTGGAATGAAGATACGATAGAACTCGTATCAGTCGAGAAGCAGACTGCTTCGGAAGGTTAAATTAGCGTTAAAAACGGCAAAGACGATGGTTTATATTATAAACTTTTCGTATCTTTGCCACTAGTAACCAAAATTATAGAATTATGACAGAAGAAATAAGAATCAAGACAAGAGATTGGGAGAGACTTCTGAGCTACACACAGCAGCAGAAGTACAAGACTGCCATCAAGCAGGGTTGGTTCGCCAATTATCACAGCAACGCCTGGAGGCATGACACGTTCTATGGCGCATACATCTGGAAATACCCGAAGCTTATTAAGGTTGTAAGGATGTTCGAAGAGATGCTTGGACATAAGCCATTATGGGAAGACATCACCGACGACAATCTGCGCGACCTCTTCGAGAAGATCCAGGAGAACTACGCTCCTAACTCGGCAAGAACCGTATGTGCAACCATCAAGGCTGTGATACGTGAGAATGATGCTACCAGGGAAATTCCTAGTCCTACGTTCGGCAGAATACTTAGAGCGAAGGCTGTACCGGTCCAGTCTGTATATCTCTCTGATGAGGAGATAAACAGAATCATAAAGTACAACCCTCACGGGAAAACAAAAAGATATGTTCAGAGAATGTTTATCATGGAATGTCTCTGTGGCGCACGTTACAGCGACTGCCAGAGAATGACGGAAGAGAACATAGATGATACCGGACACTTCCTCGTCTATGTTACTCAGAAAACAAAGACCGAGGTAAGGGTTCCACTTCACAAGAAGCTCCGTAAGTTCCTCGTATGCGGTACTGGTGACGAGCCTCTTCCGGGTGAGATAGGTGAAAGGACGTTCAATAGAGCACTCCGCGAAATCTGTCGTGACTGCGGAATAGATACGAATACAAAAGTGTTCAAAGCTGGAAAGGAAGAGACTGGAAAGAAGTATCGGTTCGTCTCATCCCATACCGGCAGACGCTCGTTCGCAACGAATCTCTCAAAGAAGGGAGTGCCTCTTGAGCAGATTTCCGTCATGATGGGACATACTAGTAACGGTATGCCGAATATCCAAATGACACAGCGCTACATTGTCGGTAAGACCGAGATTGACAGCAATACACTGAGATTGTTCGGCGTCTATGAAGAAGACCTCGATAACGGTCTAGATGAGGATTAAGCTAAAACTGGAGGTGGCCATTAGCCATCTCCTGCCATTGTTTAACCAATTAAAATAATGAATATGGTAGAAGATTATACAGTAGAAGAGTTGAATAAACTCATCAATGAGTGTCGGAAGAAGTACGAAAAGCTAGAAAAGGAGACCGTTATGAAGGCTCTGACTGGCGAGATTGGTACGAATTCCGCAATGGTGGAAGAGTTGGAGATACTCAACATCCACTATCACGATGAAATGGATGAGTACGATATCACTGCACCTGACCTGAATCCAGATCTTATCGAGAACTTCAAGATGGCAGAACGTGATGGCAAGAACGTCATCTTCGAGGCACAGGAATATCTTAAAATCCTGGGAATGTGCGAAGAAATGTTCAACCAGAAGCTATGGGTCAACGAAGATGGCCACATATGCGACGAAGACGGTAACAGACTTTCCGCTGATGGTGAGCATCTGGTATTCGATATCATCAAAGGTGGAAAATAATATACATCTAGTTTTCATATACTAGATTTGTTTAAATGGTTGTCCTCTCTTGCCCGTGAGGGTAGGAGGGGATTTTTTAAACAGCCCCGATTAGCCAAAAATAGGGAGCTTCGGCTCCTGCAATTAATAACTTTTAAAAAATTAAGAATTATGGCAAATTGGGCATCAACAAGCTATCGTATTGAAGGCAACCAGAAGGACCTTCAGGAGTTAAGTAACCTTTGCAAGGCGTTTATGAACAAAGAACGCCCTGTAATGGAGGAAGGAGCATCTGAGAACTGGGAAGGAAACATTGTCCTGGCTCTTGGCGAGGAAATTGGTGATAGCTACATTCGTGGATTCATCCAGTATCTTGAGCTGTCAGATGGTCTCTTGAGCATCGATGCAGAGGAGGCATGGGGAGCAACGGACTTCAATAAGCTCCTCGAAAAACACTATGACGGCATGAAGGTGTATTTCATAGTGGAAGAGGAAATGTGTGAGGTCTATGCTACAAACGACGCAGAAGACAAATACTTCAACTGTCGCTCTGTATTGACTTCGTATGTAGATGGAGAATATCACAGAGAAGAGTTTAAGAATAAAAACGAGGCATTAAAGTATGCAGCGAAACTCATTGGTCGTGATTCTGTCACAAAGTTAGAAGTTGCAAAGTGGAACGAGGAACGCAAGAATAAAGGCGTTTTTGAATACATAAACATCAATGGATGTGATATTATTGACGAGTAATAATCATTAAGCCCTAGGCGCTTCACCGTGATGCGCAGACAACATGAAGAAGTTTTTTGTATATTTCGACAAGAAAGTTATCATCAACTCAGCAGAAGAAGCCGAGGAGTTTATTAATAGTAATACAAATAGCCGCTTATTCACTTGTAGATAGGCGGCTATTTTATTAAGATAACCACCGAAAAAGCAACAAAAATCACACTTTTTTCTTAAACTACGTTAATTGTAAATATTCTGTACTTTAATGAATGGCACAATTAGCTGTTTTTATTTTGCTTGAAACCTTTAGCTATACCAGTATATTTAAAATGATTGTCCTCACTTTTTACTTTAATAAGTCCGGTTTATGGTTAATACGGAACTATTGCACGGAATCGAAAATCGTAGTATCTTTGCAGTGCTTATCAGAAATCGCTCGCTGATAAATTGAATATGCTTTATCTTAGTGGCTTTTGCCACTCCATGATATACCCTATCCAAAACTCGGAGAGCGACTGAGTAGAGGATAGGGTAAATTCTTTTATCCTATTCCTCGAAGTCAAGGTGGAAGAGACGGCTTAATACACCACGCACACCAAGACTTTAAATGCAAGTGGGACTCATGGCAAAAGTGCAGGGTTTAATCGCAGAAGGCACGAGAAGGGTGGATGCTACAATCCGAAAGCTGCGACGCTGAAGCACGTGTAGTTCGTGTAGAGGTCGAATGAAGGGTCAATATACTGGGTCCATGCCATTCGAGGAATCCCACGCCTACAATTTTTTTATTGTGGGTAAGGGGGATTCTCTCAATCAGCTATCTGCAACCTGTTCCATATTCTTTAAATAATGTAAGTATAAATTTAAATAAAATATTATATCATGGATAAAGATAAAGAAAATAATATTATTATACCCACGCGCGAGGAGTTTGAGGACTTCTGCTCACTGAAGCTTGGGTATAATGACAGAGAGTTCACATCAGAATTGTGGAAAACCTGCCAAAAAGTTGGTTGGAGAAAGAAAAACGGCGACCCTCCAAAGAGTTGGCAGATACTGGTTGTATGCTATAATGGCATCGTGCTTCCAAAATTCGGTCGCAAACCGTACAAACGAGCATCAGTATCAGAAAAAAGTGGAGAAGAAGAGGAGTTCCCGGATAACGGCATGCACTATATCGCCTATACTGACGGTAGCTGTGATAACAACTCGGCCACAAAAGCAGGTGGATCTGCTTACGTCTTAATCAAGGATGGAGAAGTTGTTAGAGTCAAGAATCACAGTCAGCTCTATACGACAAATAATCGCATGGAGCTGCTTGCTATAATTTCAGCAGTCAATGCTTGCCCAGACGGCGCTTGTATCGATGTTTACACTGATAGCAAATATAGCATACTGACTCTAGAGAAGTCATACAAGCCGGATATAAATGGTGACCTGTGGGAACTGTACCAAAAGCATTCTCGCCACGTTGCTGGAGTTCGCTTGCATTGGGTTAAAGGCCACAACGGTGACCATTATAACGAGATGGTAGACGAAATGGCGTACGGAGCGTATTGTGAGATTTGTGACAAATATGGAATAAAGAAAAGTAATAGACACTAAGATAAAAAAATATGGTAAAAGCTACATTTATTACGGGCATAGACACTAATACTTTGCCTACAAAAGAAGAGTTTGTTTGTTATTGTAACAGAGTGTACCTTCCAGATGTTGACGATAACAGAATAGAGGCGTTATGGAAAAGATTAAATGACACAGGCTGGATTACCTGTCGTGGTAAAGTAACGAAATGCTGGCCCTCGTTTGCAAAGTCCACTTACGAGAAAATGTGGAGGGAGGACTTCGGTAAGGAATACGACGAATGGTATAGAGCCAAAGAAGAATACGAAACGGAGCGTTTTCAGTGGAAAGGAAGCGTAGAGATGTATGCCTACGGACAGCCAAATCCGAGAATGTACGACATTTGGTTTGGGACAGATTTCAAAATGAACGTTAATGGCACTTGGTCTTATTGCGCTTTAATCTCTGCTGTTCACGACAGGGATATATACAGTATCTTTAAAGATTCAGTATCGGAAGAGAATGAAATGAATAAAGTAAAAATGAAGCGCATTCTCCTGGACAATATTTCAGAAATGCTTGATAGACTTCCAGCAGATGCAGAAGTAACTATTCACTCACAAGATAAAGAGATTCTCGCTTGCATGGAGGATCCTTCGCATTTCCCTATGGATTTTCAGGTAGAAATCGCAAAATTTTCCAAAGCAAGTAAAAGAGTTAAATCTGTTAGTTTTAGGTTCGCCGGCGGCTTTCATCCTCGTAATATTGCTATGACTTATGATGAAATGGCATATTGGGAAAGGGTTCAGACACGAGAGGATGATGGACTAGAAGTAAGACCTTACACTAGATTCGTACCGACAAAAAACAATAAATAACATGGCAAGAATAACAAGAAACAAAGCTGCCGAGATACTGGGAGTATCAAGACAGACTATCAGCAACTACATCAAGGAAGGCATCCTTGGAAGCTACGTAGGCGAACACGGCATCCTGTATGTCAACAGCGAGGATATCGAGAAATATGCTCAGAAATACAAGATGATTGCAGCAAACGAGAAGATGATTGACGAGAAGCTCAAGGAAGTCGAGTATCGCAAGCGCGCTATCAACGTCGAGCTCACAGAACTGAGAGACAGAGCTACCGCAAACGGCAAGCTGTCTGCAAACGCCGTAGGCATGCTGTTCGGTGTAATCAACACAATGTCGCATCTTGGTGTATTACCGAATCTGACCTATCGTGAGTCCAGTCTTCTGAAGGACATCATTAACGGAATGACCTATGACGAGTTGTCAATCAAGTACGGCGTGTCTGCAACGAGAATCAGGCAGATTGCAGAAAAGACTTGCAATAAACTCACCTACAACGAGGATATTGTCATTGCTGAGATCTCAACGAACAGAACCTTGCAGTACGAAGTTGAGCGCCTGAAGAAGGTAATCAAGTCGCTACAGGTAAGCTTCGACGAATACCGGCGCACGAAAGGAGACAAGCCTGTCAGTAGCGCAGTTCTTCCTCCGCTGATCCTTTCCAGGGATATAAAAGACTGCGGATTCTCTGTCCGCATTCTGAATGCGCTCAAAGGCTTCGACGTATATACCGTAGGCGACTTGGTTCGTAATCTCCGGGGAAGGTCAGAGCTTATGAAGCTCAGAAATCTCGGCAATAAGAGCGTCTATTCCATCCTTGACTTCGTTGAGGAAAATAATCTTGACTTCAAGGAGAACGGAGAGTCTGAGGAAGACTTCTATATCAGGCTAAATAACAAGTTGTCAAATCCAAAAGATTAAGTATAATTTTTTAAAATTTTAAACATTATGAGTGTAAAAAACATTATTTTGGCATCAGTACTCGCAATAGTAGTACTCGCCGCAGGTTCAGTTATCGGTTGTTATTTCCATTACAACAACCAGGAAATCTCACTTCGCCAGCAGTCAGAGGCTCAGCGTGGCAAGATTGAGGGTGTTCACGACAAGATGTGGAAGGTTCTTCAGCAGAAGGCACAGGTTACGGATGAGTACAAGTCCGCATTCGAGTCCATCTATCCGAAGCTCATTGAGGGCAGATACTCAAAGGGAGACGGCTCGCTTATGAAGTGGATCAAGGAAAGTAATCCTAACTTCGACGTTTCGCTATACAAGGACCTCATGCAGTCCATAGAGATTCAGCGCTCCGAGTTCCAGACATCACAGGAGAGAATGCTCGATATCATCCGTGAGCACGAGACGCTCGTGAAGACATATCCGGCAAAATGGTTCATCTCCGATGCAAAACCTATCGAATACAAGGTTATCTCCTCATCCAAGACAAAGATGATTATGCAACTTGGAGAGGATAACGACGTAGACCTGTTCAAGAAATAACAGCTTATGGAAATATTCATATTTCTAATCCCATTCGTGGTTGCTGCTTTCCTGTTGATTTTCTTCAGGAAGCAGACCACCTGGTGGGAATACGCCGTACTCATTGTTCCTTCCATACTCCTAGGTATCCTCATGGAGTTCGTGTTCAAGCAGTCCAATGCTGCTGACACGGAGTATCTCGGAAGTTACGTGATAAGAATCCGTCATTACGATGCCTGGAATGAGTACATACACCGAACGTGTACAAGGACCGTTGGAAGCGGAAAGCATCAACGTACGGAAACGTATGATTGCTCGTATGTTGACAATCACCCTGAACGTTGGACTTATTTTGATGCTAGGAACAAGGAGGAATACTTTATGACCGACAACGAGTTTAATGTAGTCAGAAAGATTCTTGGAACCCCTAGCGTGTTCATTGATATGCACAGGGATTACTACACTAAGGATGGTGATGCTCAGGAATGGGCGTGGGATGGTTCCATCGAAAACTCATACGCATTATCCTCGGAGCATGATTACAAGAATAAAGTGAAAGCCTCACGTTCTATTTTCAAGTTTGAGGATATAGATTATCAGCAGGCGCGAAAGCTTGGACTGTTCGAGTATCCGGATATCGTTCTTTATGACCAGAATCCTGTTCTCGGACTGAAGATCCCGAAAAATCAGGAGAAGGCGATGAGATGGCTGAACGGATACTATGGCGAGCGGAAGCAGTTTAGGGTATTCGTCCTGTTCTTTACGAACAAGCCGGAAGAAATCGTTGAAAAGCAGCGCTCATACTGGCAGGGCGGCAACAAGAATGAACTTGTCGTGTGCGTCGGTATTGATAAAAACAAGAATGTAAAGTGGTGCAACGCATTTTCATGGTGTGATAGCCCGGTCGTAGGCGTTAAGAGTAGAGACTGGTTTATGAGCAATCCCGTAAATCTCGAAAAGTACGCCGAGTACATCGGTCCGATAGTAGAAAATGAATGGCATAGAAAGAACTTCGAGGATTTTGATTACCTTACCATCGAGCTTACCGACGGGCAGTACTGGGCCATCATTATTCTCTTGCTGATATTCAATATTGTAATGAGCTCCTGGATTGTAACCAATAATTATAAAAACGATTTGTAGCGTATGAAAGAAAGATTAAAAATGATTTTTGACCGCATCGACATCTTTGTCGTGTGCATTCTCATCGGGCTATGCTTCTGTATTGTGGAAGCCTTTCTTGGAATCTGGGACATGTTTGCTGATTGCTTTTTCATAACTCTCCTTGCTGCCGAATGCTGCTACATCCTCCGCTGCAACGAGAAGCTGAAGAAGGAGCTGATAGAGAAAAAGGAAAAGCTGAAGGAGGCAAAAGGTAAGGTAAAGGAGTTGCAGAATGAGGTGATTGCTGAGCAAGAAAAATACAATCATTGGATTGGTGTGAATGGAAAATACTTCAAAATAGTCCAATTACGTAGGGATTTATGGAAGGAAAGATATTGCCTGGAGGAGGCAAAGGTTCTCTTATGCAAGAAAAAGCTGACTACAGGAGGTTTTCTAGAACAAATAAAGACTCACGAGGAAGCGATTGCTGATATAGAAAACAAAATCCGCCAAGCAAACATCGAATACAAGAAATTCCGCAATCAGCATTAATTCTATTGTAGGATTGAAATATTTGTCATAAAACAACTTTCCCCACGTCATTTGCCGATGGCGTGGGGATTTTCTTTGTTAACCGTTCAGATAGTCGATGACTTTTCGGTTCGCCTCGTCTATCTTCTTATTGTCGAACTGAATATAAAGGTCAGTGGTTGAGGAATCCCATTCGCTATGACCTAGAGCCTTACCGATAACTTCCTTCGGGATATCAATACTCGCCGCTATGGTGGCCCAGCTTCTCCTGGCAGTATACCATACTATATCCTTATGAAGCGGCTTGATTTCCTTCTTGATTAAGGCGCCTCGCTTGTTTTTCTTCATTTCTGTTGGTCCGATTCTCTTCAGGTAATCACCAAGCGTTCTTCGGAAGCTTGATTCCTTCGCTCCGTCATCCAGGATGCACAGAAGATGTTTCTTTCCTTTATACTTCCTGATGATCTCCATCGCTTCCGGCTCAACCTTGATGTCGTAGAGCCTGCCGGTCTTGTTGCGCTTGTATTTAATGCGCCCTTTCTTGATGCAGTCGGCAGGAAGTTCGAGCAGGTCGGACAGGTTGATGCCTACAAGGTAGAAGCCGAGCATGAACAAGTCACGGTACTTCTCCATGAAAGGTTCAACCGGAAAGTCGCGATACTCCCTCATCTCCTCGGCGCTCAGATACAGGTACTGCTGACGCTCCGTCTTGATGGAGAACTTACGAAAAGGGTATTTGGTCGTAATCTCGTTATCTATGGCCCAGTTGAACACCGTACGTATGTTTCTGAGGTCGATGGCTATTCCACCACTCATACGACCCTTCAGAAGCTCGTGTGCCTGGAATCGTTCAAGCCAGTCCCTGTCGATGTTGTCGAAGTCGGCATGTTCATCGAAGGATTCAATCCTCTTCCTCGTTCTTAGAAATATCTCCTTGGTACTATCCTTAGCCTTGGTCTTAATGAACTCATCGATGTAGTAGAGGATATTCTTCTCTACCGATGCAGCCCTTCCGTTGATGATGGCTTTGATTTCGTCCTTCATCCTTGCTGCCGGAAGATCACAATTCATATAAACATATTCTTCCACGGACGCAAATAGCCTTGCTAGCATGGCCGTCTTGGCTCTTGCGTTCGGAACACTCTTCGGGAATACCATCCCGCTGAACTTGACGGTACTCGTGATGCCGGTATAGACCTGGAATCTCTTACCGTTGTAACTTATGATGAAGAAAACCTTCAGTGACTTTCCTTCAACGTATGTCTTGATGCTATTCATACTTACTCACAGATTTTACTCACAATTTTACTCACAACTCAATTTTACTCACATATTACTCACAAAACTACTCACATTGGCGTACATTATGCACGATTTTGTACCTATTTTGTGGGCGAAAATGATGATTTTTGATTATGTTTTTATAGTGAAAAACGATGTAAGTGGCTGATTATCAATACTTGAGCGAGATACGGGAGTCGAACCCGCCTCACAGGCTTGGGAAGCCCGTGCACTA